AGCAGCATCTAGTGCTAATACCAAACCGCTTGTTACAATTTTTGGACCTCTGGCTATTCCCATATACAGTATAATTATAAACCGAATCTTGTTTTAGTAGCATTATAGTTATTCAATATTTCAGTAGCACTTAATGCTCTATTGTAAATTCCCACTGAAGAAATATTTCCTTTAAAATATCTTGCGCTAGAAAAACCATTACCAATTGCAATAGCAGGTAATGTTGTTGCCCAATAAGTGTGAGAACTATTAAATTTTAAATCTCCATTTAGATAACCAATTGCTTTATTTGTAACAGTATTCCATACTAAAACAACATTATACCAACTATTAACAGTCAATATAGCGATTGGAGAATAACTAAAGTTTGTAAATGTCCCCGCATCATTTCCGATAGCAACACTAAAACCACTACCATATGGAGTTGCACTAGTGTATTGTTCAAATCTTATACCCACATTACCCCCATTATAATTAGTAGTAAACGGATTTCTGTAATCTTCCACAGCAGTAGAATACATCCAATATGATATTGTTCCTTGAGAATAAAATGATCCAAGATTTCCACCGGCCACATAATCATCTATACCATCAAATACAATACAACCACTATTCGCTCCACTAAACGATGGACCATTGGTTAATGTGCCTGTGTTATTATTACCGCTTAAATCTTTCCAAGTAGTGCCACTGCCTTTATAACTAAGTTTATCAGCTGCATCTAGTGATAAAACACATCCGCTTGTAATTATTTTGGGTCCTGATATACCTGACATATATACTATAATTATAAACCAAATCTAGATTTAACAGCATTATAGTTCTGCAATATTTCAGCGACGGTTAATTCTCTATTATCGTATATTCTAGCTAATGCCATTCTGCCATTAAACCAATTGTAAAATTGAGAAACCTGAGCAAAATATAATACTCCCAATCTTAAATTTCCGGACACTGATAATGATGTAGCGCCGGTGTAAGTAGAACCTTCTTGGTTACCATTTAAATATAATTTATATGAAGATGGTCTACCAACCAACGTGATTTGATACCAAGTATTAGTCAGAATTGTAGTTGTACCACCTATATCCAAATCGTCACCAGATAACCCAACATAAAGTTTGCCTGAAAACAAACCAACAATCCATCCGGTGGTTTGTGTATACCATGTATTTATTAAAGTTGTAGTAGTAGCTACAGAAGAAAAATTTACCCAAATTTCAACTGTAAAAACGCCTGTACTAAAATTAAATTGTGGATTGTATGGTATATCAACATAATCATTTGTACCATCAAATAATATACTACCCATATTACCCGCGCTAAACGTAGGACCATTGGTTAATGTGCCTGTGTTATTATTGCCGCTCAAATCACGCCAAGTGGTACCTGTGCGAGGATAGCTTAGGCGTTCAGCTGCATCTAATGCTAATACCAAACCGCTTGTGACTATTCGTGGGCTATAGTACATAAATTATGATTCGTTTAATATATTGGGCCAAACATTTTTAAGTTCTTGTGTATTGGTTATAGTGGATAAATCGGTGGTTGTAACATCTCGTAGTGTTTGTTTTTGTGCTGCGATTTGTTGTTGTTTGGTTGTGTCTCCGGTTTCAACAGCACGCATAAATTCTGTATCTAATTTTTCCAAGATAGGTTTTCTTGCGGTTCTCCATCTATTTTTTTGTATTTCTTTGGCTTTATCAAGATTTATTGTTATCATATGATATTATAGTGTATCTGTTGGATATTCCCAGGCGTTTCTGAAGGTTCTATCTGTTGGTATATCGTCTACTGGCACAATTTTATATGATGTTCCTGATGGTACATCTTTTGCAGCAATTCTTGTGATAAATTCGTCATAAGTTTCATCTGCATTTTTTGCATTTATTGATGGTATTATTATAGCAACTCCACCATTTTCCGTTGGGTATATTATTCGTTTTTCATTCATACAGTTATATATAGTTAATTTCAATTTCTAAATACAATTACAGAAACTACTCCTTTATCTGTAGTGACTCCGTTTTCTGTGCAATATATCTGTACTTTAGAAGTTGTATGTGAATTTACATTTACACCATAATTAGTATTTACTGTTTGATTACTTGTAGATGCTACTACAGTGGGAATTGTAGATAAAGTAGAAGAAAAATTTACATCATAAGTACCAGTTCCTAAATCTGTTATGCTGCTTACACTATAACTATCTCTTATAGATACAGTACCTATTCCATCAAAGTTGACCCAAGCTTTTGCTAATTGTGCGCCATTTATACCACCTGTTCCTATTGCAAATCCTGTTGCATTACTATTAACCACTACATTACTATTTGCATCACCTGTACTATCTAAAAATTGCGTGGTAGATGGCGTAAAATTACCAGTATACCTAGCTATACCTTTTGTAATTCGCAATTCATCTATATAACCCCCTTTGAAATAATACGTTCCTTCATATCTTCCAATTTCTAATGGACCTACTCCTGCTGGAAATGTAGCGGCGGATGTAAATGTAGAAATTTGAATTCCGTTTTGAAATGTTCTGAAAGTATTACCTTGTCTTGTTACTGCATAGTGTGTCCAAACATTGGTTGTTATAGTACCCATACTTACATTGCTTGCAATATCCCAACTGCTTCCATTTGAACTCATATACATTACAATCGCCGACGAGACCGAAGAATCATACCACCCAATCAAATATGGTGCGTAACTATTTGAATGTCTAGATAAAATAGGACTTAATGTACTGGACAATGTTCTATATTCCCAATATTCAATTGTAAAATCTCCAGCGCCAAAATCAAATGCAGAATTATTTGTTACTGAAACATAATCATTTGTACCATCTAAAAGTAAACTAGTTCCACCAAATTTGCTTTGAGCAGTGCTTATGGCAGCACCATTTGTAGCGGTAACAGTTATGTTATTTTTGCTATTATCTGTCATAGTGGTACTACCATTTGTACCATTAAAATGCATCAATAAGCTGGTTTGTGGATAATAAACATCACCTGTTGTGGTTCCAACAGGTACTGCGATTTGTGATAAAAAAGGTTTGGTTGCCATAAAATTTTAATTACTAAATACTGTTACAGAAACTTCTGATTTATCTGTGTTTATTCCATTTTCTATACATCGTAGGTTTACATTAGAAGTTGTACCAGTATTTACATTTACACCAGAATTAGTGTTTACTATTTCATTACTCGTAGATGCTACTACAGATGGAATTGTAGATAAAGCAGTACTATAGTTAACTGTGTAATTACCAGTTCCGTTATCTGTTATGCTGCTTACATTGTAACTACTTACGATAGCTACAGTACCAGTACCATTAAATTTGACCCAAGCTTTTGCTAATTGTGAACTAAAATAACCAGCGGTACCAATACTAACACCTGTAGCAGTACTATTTACCACCAACGCTTTACCTACATCACCACCTGTATTAGAAAACGCAGTTGTTGATGGCGTAAAATTACCAGTATACCTAGCATACCCATTCGTTATTCGCAATTCATCTATATATCCATTAAAATATACATAGCCTGTACCACTCACTACAAGTACACCTAAATAAAGTGCAGAAGTAGAAGATAATGCTGTTGCGCCTGTATATGTAGAACCCTCTTGTATACCGTTGACAAACAATTTATATGATCCAGGTGTACCGGATACTGCAATGTGATACCAAGTATTAGTTGAAATTGTTGTGGTACCTGTAATATCAAGTCCATCGCCAGTAAAACCGACTACTATTTTACCTAAATATAAGTCAACAAACCAACCATTTGTACTATTTTGATATGTACTTACTAAGAACCTTTCTCCTGTAACAGACGAAAAATATACCCAGAATTCAACGGTGAATGTTCCTGATGCAAAATTAAATTCCGTATTATTTGGAATAGAAACATAATCATTTGTACCGTCAAAAAATACACTACTACCACCAAATTTGCTTTGTGCTGTACTAATTACAGCACCATTTGTAGCGGTAACAGTTAAATTATTTTTGCTATTGTCTGTTATAGTGGTGCTACCATTTGTACCGTCAAAATGTAACAATGCAGCAACTTGTGGATAATAAGCATCACCTGTGGTTGTGCCTGTCAATACTATATTAGCTAAATTAACATCACTACTATTTGTAGCAGCTACTAAATATCTAGCATTAATTTTACTACCCGACGGATAACTTTCTGTAAATGTAACACTACTAGCACTTACTGTATAATCTGTAATAGGCGTTTGTATAACACCATTTACACTCATCAACACATCACTCGGGGAAACTATGCTTCTACTCAATACATACAAATTACTACCACTAACATACTTCATCGTCTGATTAACCAACGCAGTACCACCATTTAACGCATAACTAGCCGTAATAGCTCTTCTTGAAAAACTGCTCGTTATAGGATAAGTACTTCCTGTTCTTAATGTACTACCACCACCAGAACCACCATTTAACGCATAACTAGCAGTTAAAGATAATAATGAATAACTGCTCGTTACACTCACCTTAGTATAATCAAGCACATTCACATACACCCTATTCACACTGCCACTCAATGATCCACTACCAACTATAGGCTGATTTGGATATGTAAGTCTTGTTAGTTTAAGTGAACTATCACTCAACTTCTGCACACCATAATCCACATATTTATCATCAATACCACCAACCAATCCCACATACTTTGTAAGCACTTGATTTCTTGAATTTGGAAATGGTGCATTTGGCGGTGTAAAATTACTGGTGTATCTGGCTACGCCTTTTGTTACACGAAGTTCATCCATATAACCAGCAAAATTTAAAGTATTAATTTTGCTCGATCCAACATAAATTGCGGTTGAAGTATAATTTGTACTATCACTTACTGTTGATCCAACTTGCGTTCCATTAATGAATATTCTATTATTGCCAGACTGTCTGGTCCAGACTACATAGTTCCAACTATTTAATGTTAATGTTCCAGAAGGCGCAATCAATTCTGTTCCGCCTTTCCACAAATTTAATTGATTATTATAACTATATAATGTCCATCCGCCAACTGAACTATATACATTGTCGCCTACTATTACTTTATACGCACCAACAGATGATACCGTTTGATATATCCATAGTTCAACTGTTAAATCATTTGTACCAAATGTAAGCACCGATGTGGTGGGTGTAACTAAATAATCACCTGTTCCATCAAAATATGCACTTGCTCCTCCAAATTTATATTGTGAAGTACTTAAACTAACATCTCCACTTGAAGTAATGGCGAAATTATTTCTGCTATTATCAATAAATCTACCTGCTGCATTCAAACTATCAAAGTGGCACAATAAGCTAGAACTGTTATAATATTGATCCAATGTCGCAGCATCCCATTCTTCCACCACACTTACATCCCACTTGTTGCTACTTAAACTTAGTCCAGTTATGGTGTTTGTGCTGCCTGAAGTTACATTGGTCCAAAGCGTTTGTTTCGCAATACTGCCTGTTTGCACCGTTGCGGTACCACTTACACCACTTGATCCACTAGTACCTTGTGTGCCTGCTGCACCTGCTCCACTGGTACCACTTGACCCCGGTGCACCAGTTGCACCGCTTGTTCCACTTGTACCGCTACTGCCAGCAGTACCACTTGATCCGTTAGATCCACTTGTACCGCTACTGCCAGCAGTACCACTTGATCCGCTAGTACCACTTTGTCCACTACTTCCTGATGTGCCAGAAGCACCGCTAGATCCACTTGTTCCACTTACACCACTTGTGCCTGATGAACCAGCTGCGCCTCCCAATACATAACTCGCTGTTAGTGCTCTACGAGCATAACTGCCTGTACCACTAAAGGATCCTGTGAATGAACCTGAGTTTATTAGATATGGTCGTATTTTAAGCAATGGCATAAATTAGTTATTTATTTGTTGATAATACCCAAGATTTTGTAGTTTCATCCCAACTATACAATTGATTGTCATTTGGATATGAAACAGGAGCTTCCCATATACAACTTCCTTCGTTTAATATCCAACTCGGATATGGTTTGGGTGCTATAAACGCGTCTCTAATTGGATCGTAAGTAAATCCTAAACCAGCGTAATTTTTACGAAAAGAAATTCCTCCATTTTTATGTACGCCACCTATTGTATTGTAACTAGTGCGTTTACATAATTGTCCACGAATATCCCCATAATATCTTTCCCAGTCAAAATTACTTTCGTCTTTACCAACAATAACTTCTGTAACTATATAGTTTTCATTTAAAAATGCGTAATGTGCCATATTATTTATTTTTTATTATGTAAATGTTACTGTTCCTGTGCCTGCTGTTATGATATATATTTTATATCCTGATACGGATGTTGACAATAAACTTGTTAAACCGACACTAAATGATGCAGTTCTTAAATTTGATATTTTTATAATAACTATTCCTGATCCACCCGACGCACCTGCTGCTGGTGTATTGGGGGACTCGTTTCTCGCACCACCACCACCACCGCCTCCTTTATTAGCTGCGCCCGTAGTAGCATTACCGCCCGGTGCGGTATAAACACTATTTTTTCCGCCGCCGTCACCACCGCCGCCTAAGCCGCCGGTACCTCCAATAGCAACAGTTGCTCCTACTCCTAAACCGCCTGCAGCGCCGCCACCCGCATAGTATGTTGCGGACCCAGTAATACTGGATTGTAATCCTATGCCACCATTTCCACCTTGGTAGGTACCTACTCCACCGGCTCCGCCAACTGCACCGGCTCCACCGCCACCACCCGATCCATTTTCACAACCACTACAATTAGCACTATTGCCGTTGTTACCTTGACCCGCAGTGCCGGCGCCGGCACTTGTAGTACGATATCCTGAACCACCACCTGATCCGCCACTTGACCCTATCACACCACCACCGCCTATAGCACCCCCACCACCGCCTATAGCAGTATTAGTATGAAACACTGAATTGCTACCATTTAATCCGGAAGCATTCGTTCCGCCGGCATTACCTCCAGCACCAACTGTAACAGTATACGGTGTATTCACAGATAATGTTAAACCACTACCTGTAAGCATACCGCCGGCACCGCCACCGCCACCGCCGGTATAACCTCCTGCAATCGATCCGCCACCGCCGCCGCCACCACCAGCAACGACTAAATATTCAACAACAATTGATATCGCAGTATTTGTTGAATTATATCTTGATGTGCTTAATGTTTTAGTATCCATATTAACTTATTTCTGTACCGAATAGATTAAATGATTGACTTATAGATGAAGCATATACTTTCACTTTATCATATTGTCCCAACGTCATACCTATAGTTAAAGAAATACTGTCATTGGCAGGTATAACTGTATTGTATGCCAAATAATTTTTAGCTTGCAACGTTGAACCAGATGGAACTACAGACAATCTAAATGTACCATTATTCGTAGACAAATTAGCTATATTTAAAGTCGAACATACTGTGGACTTACCCACCGGCACCGTATACAAATCAACACTCGATGTTAAAGCTGGATTAACTTGTCCTAGAATTTTATAAACTGTTGCCATATTCTATATATATTTTTTACACTTTGTTTTACGCCAACAAAAATGGATGAAACGATTCACCAGTTCCACCCCCACTTGAATTTAAAGCATAACTAGCAGTCAAAGTTCTAGTCGCATAACTACTAGTCACACTTACTTTGCTATAATCCAATACATTCACATACACTCTATCCACACTGCTGCTCAATGATCCACTTGGAAACGGCGATGTGGTTTGTGTCATCTTCACCACTTTAAGCGAACTGTCACTCAATTTCTGCACACCATAATCCACACTTCTATCATTTAAACCACCAATCAAACCAACATACTTAGTCGCATATTGCGTAACACCAATACTATTTGGAAATGCTGATGTTTGTGGTGTAAAATTACCAGTATATCTTGCAACACCTTTGGTTATACGAAGTTCATCTATATAACCAGCATAATAACCATATCCATCTTTGGCTGCCCCAATATAAATTGCGGTTAATATATAATTTGTACTGTCACTTACAGTTGTCCCGACTTGCGTCCCATTAATAAAAATTCTATTATTTCCTGACGATCTAGTCCATACTATATGATTCCAACTATTTAATGTTAATGTTCCTGAAGGTGCAATCAATTCTGTTCCAGTTTTCCATAAATTCAATTGATTATTATAACTATATAATTGCCACCCACCAACCGATCCATAAACATTATCGCCTACCAACACTTTATATGCACCAACAGATGATACTGTTTGATATATCCATAGTTCAATAGTAAAATCACCTGTGCCAAATGTAAATGCCGCTGTTGAATTTGTAGATAAATAATCATTTGTTCCATCAAATAATGCACTTGCCCCACCAAATTTACTTTGCACAGTACTAATTGCAGCGCCATTTGTAGCAGTAACTGTTTTTGGCGATGGGCTATTATCGGTGAATGTGGTGCTTCCGTTGCTTCCATCACAATGTAGTAACAAGCTACAGCTATTATAATATTGATCACCCGCTACAATTACAGCGTCCCATTCCTCCTTGATATCTATGCCCCACTTGTTACCGCTTAAATTTAAGCCGGTAATAGTGTTTTGACTACCTGAGATTACGTTGTATAGTATGGTTTGTTTAGCAATACTGCCTGTTGTGACGATTCCACTTCCGCCGTTAATATAACGTATATCAATGATGCTACCATTTTGTGGTGGGGAACTTAAAGTTAAAGTGGTACCACTTACAGTATAATAATTACCACTTCTTCCTTGCAATACACCGTCTACATTTACCAATATTTGATCACGATTAGCTACACTTTGTGATAAAGCATAATTGGTAGTGCTACCATTTCCAATATAAGTTTGACCCAATGATAAAGCCGGTGTGCTACTTGTTCCACTGGTGCCACTAGAACCTGGCGATCCAGTGCCACTTGTACCACTGGTGCCTGTAGCACCACTACTACCGCTTGTACCACTATTACCACTTGATCCACTGCTACCAGCAGTTCCAGAAGCACCACTACTACCACTTGTGCCTGGAGATCCAACTCCACTTGTACCACTGCTACCAGCAGTAGCACTTGTTCCAGATGTTCCACTATTGCCTGATGAACCTGAAGTACCACTACTTCCGCTACTACCACTACTACCGCTACTACCACTTGTTCCATTTGCACCGCTCGTACCACTTGATCCAGCTGCACCGCCCATCACATAACTCGCAGTCAAAGCATTTGTAGCATAACTGCTAGTCACACTTACTTTAGTATAATCAAGCACATTAACATATACCCTATCAACACTGCTGCTCAATGATCCACTTGGAAACGGCGATGTGGTTTGTGTCATCTTCACCACTTTAAGCGAACTGTCACTCAACTTTTGCACACCATAATCCACACTTCTATCATTTAACCCGCCGATTAAACCTACATACTTAGTCGCATATTGTGTTAAACCGACATTATTTGGAAATGCTGATGTTTGTGGTGTAAAATTGCCAGTATATCTAGCTACACCTTTGGTTATTCTTAATTCATCAATATAACCGTTAAGTTTTAAAACACCAGAACTAATAAAAGAACCAATATTTACAACAGTACTACTATTTGCAACTGGCGCTGATGTTGTTGCACCACTGGTTGATTGAACTCCGTTTTGATAAAGTTTAAACGATGTACCGTAACGAACTAAAGCACAATGTGTCCATTGTCCAGTTGGAATTTGTGATTGATGGTTAAACAGTGCAATTCTCGCATCTGATGTAGACCAAATATCACATCCCAAAACATTTATACCAGCATCTGTTGTAGCAAGAATACACCATCTAATTGTTGTAGATGTATCGTTTGTTCTAGTACCGACAAGTGCAGCACTGCCGCCTAACGATGATGGATTAACCCAAAATTCAACCGTAAAATCCCCAGTTCCAAAATCAAAGTCAGCACTGCTCGGTGTATTTAAATAATCATCTGTACCGTCAAATAATGCACTTGCCCCACCAAATTTACTTTGCGCAGTGCTTATAGCCGCACCATTATTTGATGTTACGGTTTTTGGTGATGGGCTATTATCAGTGAATGTGGTGCTTCCATTTGCACCATCACAATGTAATAACAAACTACAACTATTGTAATAAGTATCACCCGCTACAATTACAGCGTCCCATTCTTCCTTGATGTCTACGCCCCACTTGTTACCGCTTAAATTTAAGCCGGTAATAGTATTTTGGCTGCCTGAGATTACATTGTATAATATGGTTTGTTTAGCAATACTGCCTGTTTGCACCGTTGCGGTGCTACTTGTACCACTGGATCCTGCTGTGCCACTTGTGCCTGGAGAACCCACGCCGCTTGTACCGCTACTACCCGCAGTAGCACTTGTTCCACTAGTACCACTTGTTCCATTTGCACCACTTGTTCCACTAGTGCCATTTGCACCACTTGTACCACTTGTACCTGGCGAACCAGCTGCACCACCCAATACATAACTTGCGGTTAGTGCTCTACGAGCATAACTGCCTGTACCACTGAAAGATCCTGTAAAAGATCCTTGGGATATTAAAGATGGTAATATTTTTAGTAATGGCATATTATTCTGAAATTAATTTCCAAGATAGTGTTGTTTCGTCCCAAACATATAATTTTCCGTCATTTGGATATAAAACAGGAGCTTCCCATCTACAAGTTTCTTCGTTTAATATCCAACTTGGATATGGTTTTGGTGCTATAAACGCATCTCTTATTCTGTCATATTTAAATCCAATTCCAGCAAAGTTTTTTCTAAAATTTTGATTGTAACTTGTTTGTATCCATCTAAATGGATCGCCAACAACGCCGCTATTAATAAAGTTTTGATCAGCAACAATAACTTTAGTAACTATACCGTCATTATTTATATAAGCAAAATTAGACATATGTATAAATATTATACAGTGAACACACCACTTGTAAAAAAAGTATGTATTGTATATCCACCCAGTTCTTTTATTGTTCCGCCTGTGGCTTTTGGTGCACCAGCATATCGTATAATTACAATCCCACTACCACCATTTCCACCTTGAGCATCGGAGTAGACTGCGGAGTCTCCGCCGCCGCCACCACCACCTGTATTTACACTTCCCGGCTGTCCAACTGGTCCACCTCCTCCTTGTGGACTTGCTGCACCATTTGAAGCGCCTCCACCACCAGAGTAATATTTTAAACTTCCGGTTAAATATGATCCTTTACCAACTCCTCCTGTTGCATTACTAATACTAGCATTGCCTCCAGCGCCACCGGCACCACCACCACCACCGCCGGCTCTATAAGTTGCGTTATCTGTACCACCTGTACCACCGTTGTTTCCAAATCCCCCATATGGTTGTGAAGGTTGCGATCCTATACCACCAGCCCAGGTGCCAGGTCCGCTGGAAGCTCCGCCGCCGCCTCCAGAACCTCCGGATCGACCAGTTGAAGCGGCGCCGCCGCCACCGCCGCCACCAAGAGATATAATGTTAGATCCGAACGAAGAAGTATTACCATTTGTTCCTGTCCCACCAGGAGAAACTCTGGCTCCACCTGTTCCAACTGTAACAACAAATGATCCTGTTTTGTACACGCTCATAGATCCACTAACAAATCCGCCGGCGCCGCCTCCACCACCACGATTGTCACTTGATCCAGCAGACCCACCTGCACCTCCGCCTGCAACAATTAAATATCCAATTGTATATGCCGAAGCAATGTATGTTATAGCATTTATTTTAAATGTAGAAGCACCGTCAGTATTCATCAAATATATTGGATATGTTCCAATATTTTTTGAAATTACATTTACATTAAGTTTAGTACTATTAACGTATGTAACTACCGACCCAGATGTAGAATCAATAAAAACAGATGCACTAGATTTAAAATTACTACCCGATATAATTATATAATTATTACCTTTCGTAAGATCTACCGCAGAAGCTGTGGTTGGTGTATAACTGCTATTTGTATAAATAATAGATTTAATTTTGGGAATATCTAGTGAATTAACCGAATTTAAAGCATTTGTAGCATAACTGCTCGTTACATTAACCTTTGTATAATCCAATACATTCACATACACTCTATCCACACTGCTGCTCAATGATCCACTTGGAAACGGCGATGTGGTCTGAGTCATCTTCACCACTTTAAGCGAACTGTCACTCAATTTCTGCACACCATAATCCACACTTTTATCATTTAACCCGCCGATTAAACCAACATACTTAGTAGCATATTGCGTTACACCAGCATTATTTGGAAACGCAGTTGTTGATGGGGTAAAATTACCGGTATATCTAGCTACACCATTCGTAATTCGTAATTCATCTATATAACCATTAAATGGTGTAAAATAAGCTTCTCCACCATATCCGATATATGTTGGTTGTGATGTAAAAGTTATATTTGTGTTATTAGTACCTGTTCCAGCAGAGTTACCATTGATATACCAAGTCCAATTCGAACCATTTCTTACGAATGCTAAATGAGTCCAGGTATTAATAGAAACAGCAGATGTTGCGGTTGTATAAAGATCATTGCCGTTTGTAAGATTGTTATAGTGTATACTAGGAGTGCCTGCATTTAGATGAATGACAAATTTAGGATTAACACCTGACCCACCAGAAGTTGCGTAGATTCCATCGATTCCAGATATATTAGTTGGGTATATCCAAGATTCCCAAGTAAAAGAATTTGTACCAAAATTAAAAGCGGAATTATAATTTATCGAAAGATAATCATCTGTACCATCAAAAAATGCACTAGCCCCACCAAATTTACTTTGCGCAGTACTAATTGCAGCTCCATTATTTGCTGTAACTGTTTTTGGTGATGGGCTATTGTCGGTGAATGTAGTACTGTCATTTGTACCATTAAGGTGTAATAATAAACTACAACTATTATAATAAGTATCACCCACTACAGTTACAGCATCCCATTCTTCTTTAATGTCCACACCCCACTTGTTACCGCTCAAATTTAAGCCGGTTATAACATTCTGACTACCTGAGATTACGTTGTATAGTATGGTTTGTTTTGCTAAGCTGCCTGTTTGCACAGTGCCATTTATACCGCTTGTGCCACTTGAACCTTGACCAGCGTTTATAAAACGAACATCAATCAAACCACCACTTTGAACAGCTTCACTCAAAGTTAATGTAGTACCACTCACGGTATAATTGCTACCGGTTCGACTTTGAACCACACCATTGGTTACAACAAGTATTTGATCTCTATTTGCTGCGGTCTGACTTAAAGTATATACAGTTTGACTACCATTGCTTATAAATGTTTGTCCAACCGCAAGTGAAGATCCCCCACCACTAGCATTTAAAGCATAACTAGCAGTTAAAGATCTGCGTGACCAACTGCTTGTTATAGGATATAAACTACCAGTTATTAATGAAGCACCCCCACCACTTGTACCACTTGATCCAGAAGCACCAGTTGCACCGCTAGATCCCGATGAACCAGCTGCTCCACTGCTACCTGAAGTTCCGCTTGTACCACTGCTTCCGCTTGTACCACTGCTTCCGCTTGTACCACTGTTTCCGCTTGTACCACTGCTTCCGCTTGTACCACTGTTTCCAGATGTACCTGATGTACCAGAAGCACCACTTGATCCACTTGATCCACTTGTACCAGAAGCACCACTTGTGCCTGATGATCCAGCTGCACCTCCCATCACATAACTTGCAGTCAAAGCATTGGTAGCATAACTACTAGTCACACTCACCTTTGTGTAATCCAATACATTCACATACACTCTATCCACGCTGCCGCTCAATGATCCACTACCAACCAGTGGCGATGTGGTTTGTGTCATTTTCACCACTTTAAGCGAACTATCATTCAATTTCTGTACGCCGTAATCTACATTACTATCATTTAACCCGCCGATTAAACCAATGTACTTAGTCGCATATTGCGTTACACTAACATTATTTGGAAATTCAGAAGTTTGCGGGGTAAAGTTAGTGGTGTATCTTGCAATTCCTTTTGTTATACGAAGTTCATCTATGTATCCGTTAAGGTATGTTGGATAAGATGCATAGTCAAAATTTGCCCCAATATAAATTTGTTTATTTGCAGAATTTGTGGTTGAACTTTGTGATGCTTCAGAAATACCATTAACATACATAGTTACAACGCCGTTATTACTGACCAATGCCAAGTGATACCACGTTCCGTTTGATACATTAGTTGTCCCAGTAACAATCGCCCCGGCATTTGCAACAGCAAAAGAAAATTTAGTACTTGCGGATCCATGTCTATCAAATAAAACTATTGTACCTGCGTAACTATTATCACTAACAGAAATAATTGTTGGGTACGTGTTTGATCTGCTTATTGCTTGATACCAACACTCAATAGTCCATGTATTTCCTAAAACCTGTATAGAAGATGCTGGTACATACAAATAATCACCACTACCATCAAATAATCCACTCGCTCCACCAAATTTACTTTGAGCAGTACTAATTTGTGAATTGCCATTAGCTGTAACTGTTATATTATTTTTACTATTATCGGTGAATGTGGTACTTCCATTTGCACCATTACAATGTAGTAACAAACTACAACTATTATAATATTGATCCCCAGCTATAATTACAGCGTCCCATTCTTCTTTAATGTCTACACCCCACTTGTTTCCGCTTAAATTTAGGCCTGTAATAGTGTTTTGGCTGCCTGATACTACATTGTACAATATGGTTTGCTTAGCTAAACTACCTGTTTGCAACGTTGCGGTACCACTTACACCGCTTGATCCACTGGTACCTTGTGTGCCTGCTGCACCTGTTCCACTTGTACCACTTGATCCAGGTGTACCAGTTGCACCACTACTACCACTGGTACCAGTTGCACCACTTGACCCACTTGTGCCTGTGGAACCACTACTACCAGCAGTGCCACTGCTGCCTGATGTACCATTTGCACCACTACTTCCTGATGTGCCAGAAGCGCCACTGCTGCCTGATGATCCGTTATTACCGCTTGTACCTGATGATCCGTTATTACCACTTGTACCGCTACTACCCACTCCACCACCTGTTACATAACTTGCACTTAACGCTTTAAGTGCATAACTGGATGTATTTGTATTTGAACCTATTGGTACTGTTACTATACTACTACTGAAGAAATTGAGTTTTGGACTATTATTTGTGACAGTAACTGTAAGTGGATAATTATCAAAATAAATACTCGCGGTACTTACATATATATCTTTCCATTTATTAGTAGCATTACCCAAACTATATGTGTTATTTTTAGCGGGTATTAAAGATTGACTTATGGTGGCTAAATAACTAGCAGTAACTGCTTTTCTTGAATAACTAGCAGTAATTGGATAAGTACTACCAGTTCGTAATGAAGCACCGCCGCCACCACTCGCATTCAACGCATAACTTGCGGTTAATGCTCTAACTGCATAACTGCTGGTACCACGAAATGAACCAGTAAAGCTACCACTTGAAATTAATGCTGGTAATACCTTTGTTAACGTCAACATATCATATAAATATCATAATTATACACATTCATCAAATTAAGATATTTATCTTCCAAATCTACTTTTAGTTGCGTTATAGTTTTGCAACACTTCACCTGCACTCAATACTCTGTTGTACAATTTATACAAACTTATTTTACCTTGCAGTAATCCACTATTAGTACTATTACATCCATTATCTCCATCTGCGCCGATAATATTACAATTAGCTGACAGACCGCCGGCAATTCCCAGATTTACAGTTGCAGTTGGAAGTTGAACCCCATTTAAATATGAAACATACGATGATGCCGTACTTTTATCTCCGCCATTATATACATAATTCAAAAATATCCATTTATTCACAAAATTAGCCTGGGTAACCGGAGTACCCCACTGAGTGTATCCTCTGAAAGTCATGTAGTTTAATAAAGTTCCAGATGGATTATACAACGCTGCAAAAACTTCACTGTCTTGTTTAACCCTAAAAGGCAACGTATATTCTCCAACACCCCAATTTTTAGTATTATATATACATAATTCCACAGAGAATGGAGACGTACCAGTTCCAACTATATTCTGACTACCAATAGATATATAATCATCTACTCCATCAAGTGCTATACCACCTTGATTACCCGCGCTAAATGTAGGACCATTGGTTAATGTGCCGTTATTACCATTACCGCTTAAATCGGTCCAAGTGGTACCTGTGCGAGGATAGCTAAATTTATTAGCCGCATCCAAACACAATACTAATCCACTTGTTACAATTTTTGGTCCTCTAGATATACCCATATACAGTATAATTATCTGCCAAATCTACTTTTTGTAGCATTATAGTTCTGCAATACTTCAGTAGCACTTAATGCTCTATTGTATATTTGAACATTGGATATATTACCACTTAAATAGCTAGCAAAAGCTCCTGATAAATTTCTATACACTCCTAATCTAACTGGAACAGTGCTGGTATATATAGTACCATAACTTCCTGCTAATGTTCCTGGTATTGAAATACCATTACTATACAAATTAATAGATGTTGATGTGTGTACTATATTTAAGCAATACCATATTCCTGTAGTACACACAGTATTTGTAGATGTATATTCACCAGTAATAGATGAACACTGTCCATCTGAATCAAATCCATAGTATATTCTACCATCACTTAATACAGCCCAAGAGTATGAAAATTGATTGCCACTACACCATTGTTTAGATATTAAATTAGGATCAGATGATAAACTATTAAATTTTACCCAAATACCTAATGTTAAATTAGTAGATATATTTAAAGAAGAATTATTTCCACAATCTATTTGATCATCAGCCCCATCATATAAAATACTACCCATATTACCAGCGCTAAATGTAGGACCATTGGTTAATGTGCCATTATTACTATTACCACTTAAATCGGTCCAAGTGGTACCTGTGCCAGGATAGCTAAATTTATTAGCCGCATCCAAACACAATACTAATCCATTTTCAACAATATCTGGTCCACTTTTTCCTGACATATATATTATAATTATCTACCAAATCTACTTTTAACCGCATTATAGTTTTGCAACACTTCACCTGCACTCAATACTCTGTTATAGAATTTATATGAACCTAAACTCATTGATGTGTATCCGCCATAACCAGGAGATGTACCGTATAAATTATATGTACCAATTGAATGACATGCTAATGTTCCACCATTATATGTTGTTCCGGTGAAACTACTATCAATTGCACCATTAATGTAGAATTTATAGTCATTATTTTGTGTTGTATTGGTTATATGATACCAAGTACCAACTGTTAATGTTGCCTGTGAAAATGAATTTATAATATATGCCGACGCATCATACCAAATATATTTCAATTTATTACTTGAATCAAACATAAGTCTAAGTTCGGGATTATCTCCACCTGAATTTGCGATAGTCCACCAATAACTACCATTACCCGTTGCATTAAATTTAATCCAAAAATCAATCGAAAATGTTGTCCCCCCAAATCCGGCAGTTGGTAAATTAATCCAATCATCAGTACCATCAAATACTATAACACCACCGTTACTAACACTAAATGTAGGACCATTGGTTAATGTGCCGTTATTACTATTACCACTTAAATCGGTCCAAGTAGTGCCAGTGCCAGGATAACTACGTTTATTAGCCGCATCCAAACACAGTACCAATCCATTTGACACAATTCTGGGTCCGTAATACATAAACTCAAGATTCTAATTTGGTATATTTATCTTTTACTGCAAGACACGCATCCAGATAAGTTTGTAATGCTTCTGTATCATTTTTAACAATAGCGTCCAAATAATTTGCCATTGGTGGATATGCATTTTTTCTTAGGTCAGATATGGTTCTTACAACCACTTCTTCATTTATTGTTAATCCCCATTGTTGACAATAAGTGAAATCGTATCCATTGTAACTAGCGAATGGTTCAAACGCTTCATAATTTGTTTTGGATAATACCAAGAAACTGGAACAATCAGTTGTTTGCGCAATAATCACAACATCAGTTACTTGTTTTCTTTCTTCTGGTTTACCGAATAACAATTCAAAATTTTGGGATGGTAATTTATAAAGTTTCATATTATTCTAGTAGTTTTGGTTCATTTATGTTGTTTAATTTTAACGCATCAACAATATCTTTTTGTTCTATCAATATTGTTTCTTTTGGTACTAATCCGATTAGTTTTAAAGATTCTAGTGTTTGTGGATTGCTCATTGCGTTTAGTAATTTGGCTGGGGATGGTCTACCATTGGCAATAATTTCGGCTTGTATTTCCCGTCCAATTGTTACGGTGAATTCGTTATTAGCATTTGCTTCAAACATTTGATCATCTGTATAACCAGGTATTCTGGTGGGTTCAACTATTGTATATAATTCAGCCATTAGATTTTCTAAAATCTTTATTTCTTGACGGTTTAATTCAAATGCGTGTTTTTGATCATCTAGATGTGATTCAAGTTCTAAAATTTCTGCTTCTAAGTTTAGAATTACGTGTGGTAATGCTGGTAATTCTTTTAAATGTTTTAGTTCTGCTAATTTAGCTTTATATTTTATATCAGCCACTTGTTCCAAAACAGCTGCTCTTTTTCTACCCACAAGAAAACCTTTTAATGTTTTTAACTTTTCCCACGGGGTACTGCCTATCACTTGATAACGATAATTAAATTCTGAATTCAAATTTGATGCCATATGTTTGTTTAATATATATTGTTTATGTCGTCGAATATCCAGCTGCTGCCAAACGCTCTCTAGCAGTACCTACACCTGTTGTATCTGTCGCAACTACACCTGTGTTACTTACCAAATTTGTCATAGATACAAATGTGACTGTAGATACTATTTTTCCATAACCAAATATAGCTTTATCACCGCCATATCCAGCTGCTGCTAATATATGTCTAGCGGTACCTACGCCGGTTGTATCTGTCGCAACCACACCTGTGTTACTTACCAAATTTGTCATAGATAAATCTACAGATGTAATCCCATAACCAAATATAGCTTTATCACCGCCATATCCAGCTGCTGCTAAAGCATGTCTAGCGGTACCTACACCGGTTGTATTTGTCGCAACCACACCTGTATTATTTACTAAATTTGTTACAGATTCTTGTCCTGTACTATAACCATATCCAAATATAGCCTTATCAGTTCCATATCCTGCGGCTGCTATATAATATCTAGCAGTACCTACGCCCGTTGTATCTGTAGCGACTACACCTGTGTTGCTTACTAAATTAGTCACAGATACAGTTGCACTACTATAACCATAACCAAATATAGCTTTATCACCACCATATCCAGCTGCAGCTGGTGCATATCTAGCGGTACCTACACCGGTTGTATCTGTCGCAACCACACCTGTGTTACTTACTAAATTTGTTAGCGCTGTTGATGCCCCTGAATCACCATAACCAAATATTGCTTTATCAGTTCCATATCCAGCAGCAGCTAAAGATTGTCTTGCAGTACCAACACCTGTTGTATCTGTCGCAACTACACCTGTGTTAGAAACTAAATTTGTCATAGATACATTTGCACCTGTTGTACCATAACCAAAAATAGCTTTTTGAGTACCACTTAAACCCGTTATATATGTTATAGCGTTTATTTTAAATGTAGAAGCGCCATCCGTATTCATCAAATATATTGGATATGTTCCTGCCGTTTTTGTTGCTACATTCACATTTAATTGATTTTCATTTACATAACTTACTATAGAACCCGTAGTTGCATCAATAAAAACAGATGCGCTAGATTTAAAATTACTACCAGATATAATTATATATTTATTACCTTTTACAAGATCTACCGCAGAAGCTGTGGTTGGTGTATAACCACTGTTTGTATAAATAATAGATTTAATTTTGGGAATATCTAATGAATTAACCGAATTTAATGCATTGGTAGCATAACTGCTAGTCACACTTACTTTAGTGTAATCCAATACATTCACATACACTCTATCCACACTGCCGCTCAATGATCCACTTGGAAACGGCGATGTAGTCTGCGTCATCTTTACCACTTTAAGCGAACTGTCACTCAATTTTTGTACGCCGTAATCCACATTACTATCATTCAGCCCACCAATCGAACCTACATACTTTGTAGCATATTGCGTTACACTAGCATTATTTGGAAATGCTGATGTTTGTGGGGTAAAATTACTCGTATACCTAGCTACACCTTTTGTAATTCTTACTTCATCTATATAACCAGCAAAATATCTACCATAATTTTGGTCCGATCCTATTCTAGGTCCTGAGCTAATATTACTGATACCGCCGCTAAAAGTGCCAGTTGCACGAGATATTCCATCAACATAGCACGCCCACGCACTACCAATTCTTACTATAGCAATATGATGCCATACATCGTCTCTAATACTTATACCTGTTGTTAATAACAGAGGGCTGCTATCGGAAAAGTCACCCAAATATAATGCAATATCACCTGCAGTACTTGATGCCTGATTTATCATCAACGACCACATACCACTGCTAAATAAAGAAGGCGACCTAGAATAAAGAGTAGTGTATTGAACACTACTTGTAGTTTTTATCCACATCTCCCAAGTCAAATCACTAGTACCTGGTTCTAAGGCTTCATTATCTGGTATAGAAACATAATCATTTGTTCCGTCAAATAATGCACTTGCCCCACCAAATTTACTTTGCGCAGTACTAATTGCAGCTCCATTTGTAGCAGTAACTGTTTTTGGTGACGGACTATTGTCGGTGAATGTGGTGCTTCCATTTGAACCATCACAATGCAATAATAAACTACAACTATTGTAATATTGATCGCCTGTTATTGTTTTAGCATCCCATTCTTCTTTGATATCTATGCCCCATTTGTTGCTGCTTAAATTTAAGCCGGTAATTACATTCTGGCTGCCTGAAGTTACATTGTATAATATGGTTTGTTTAGCAATACTGCCTGTTTGCACTAATCCGCCGCCACCACCTCCACTTGCATTCAAAGCGAATGAAGCGGTAACAGCGTAACTGGATGTACCTTGAAACAGTGATCCTGTTGAAATTAAACTGGGTGATACTTTTGTTTTTCCTAGTGTAGGCATATTCTATAAATAGTTAATGTCGTTTTATTACCACATTCAAATAATTTGTCATCTTAGATTATTAGACCTTTGTAATTGTAATGGAATTATAATAACCAGTAGTAGGAGCCGTTCCTACATCTGGAGTAACAAAAAATGTGCTAGGAGGGTTAGTACCTGCATGTGCCAACTGTGTACCAGCGTTGGAATCCCCCCAATGAAAAAGTCCAAATCTGTCTGATGTATTAGTTACACGATATAGACATTCAAATGATATACCCCATGCACCTCCTGTTGGTATTCCTGATCTATATCCGTTGCCCACAGGCAATGTAGTATTATTATTTTTACACACCGATATCATATTCCATGTATCTGTTGTGGCTCTTACCTGATATACCAACCGGAATATTCCAGTGTTCAAATGTCGCCAATGATAAGCTTCAATACCATTCACGGTTGATGCCGTGGCATTAATCGTTATATTTTGTAGAATCAATGCGGTATTAAACGGCACAATCACTATATTTGCGTTAGGTAAAGTATATGATACTGTACTGGCCAAATGAACACATTCTGTGATATTTGTCAAAGCATAACTAGCAGTGACAGCATAACTAGCAGTAACAGCATTACTTATACTGCCAGATATTGAAACATTATCATAATCCAATACATTTACATATACTCTGCTTACACTGCCACTCAATGATCCGCTACCAACTATAGGTTGATTTGGGTATGTAAGCCTTGTCAATTTAAGCGAACTGTTGCTTAACTTCTGTACACCATAATCCACATATTTATCATCAATACCACCAACCAATCCCACATATCTTGTAAGCACTTGATTTCTTGAATTTGGAAATGGTGAATTTCGAGGTGTAAAATTAGATGTATACCTAGCAACACCTTTTGTTATTCTTAATTCATCTAGATATCCATTTAAAACTGTATTTGTTGAACCCAGAAGGTTTGCTCCTATTTCCAAAGGCGCCGTACCATTATATAACGTTCCGGAAATAGATTGTGTTGTGCCTTGTTGAACGCCGTTGACCCAAAAATATATATTTGTAGAACTTCTTACGCATGCAATGTGATACCATTGACCAACATTGGGAGTCCAATTTACACCTAAATTTGTGGAAGAAGTTCCGTTAGTTGAATAAGTTAAATATAATTGATAAGTTCCAGCAGCATTATATAAATAAATAAAATAAGAATTATTACTTGATGCCCATTTTGATATTATGGTGGAGTAATGTCCATTAGAAGATGGTAATGTTACAAAATAAACAAATGATTCTAATGTAAAATCCGAACTACCTAATTCAAATGCATTGTTATCTGGTATTAACAAATAATCATTTGTACCATCAAAATATGCACTTGCTCCTCCAAATTTATATTGTGATGTGCTTAATTTAGCGTCACCGCTAGAAGTGATTGCAAAATTATTTCTGCTATTATCAATAAATCTTCCCGCAGGATTTATACTGTCAAAATGACACAACAAGCTACAACTATTGTAGTACTGATCCAATGTCGCAGCGTCCCATTCTTCCACAACGCTTACATCCCACTTGTTGCTACTTAAGCTTAATCCACTTATAGTATTTGTGCTACCTGAGGTTACATTGGTCCAAAGTGTTTGTTTTGCAATACTGCCTGTTTGTACGGTAGTACCACCATTTAAAAATCTTACATCAATTTCATCACCGTCATCATATGATTGATAAAAATTAAGTGTAGAACCAGTTACTGTATAGCTAGAACTATAATTTTGTACAACACCATTTACAGATACTAACAAATGTTCTGGATTACTTACACTCTGTATTAATGCGTACTGTGTTGTACTACTACCACTCACAACAATATATTGTCCAACAACAGGCGAACCAGTAATATAACTAATTGAACCGCCACTTGCATTCAAAGCATAACTCGCGGTCAATGATCTTCTTGAATAACTACTGGTACCACTTAATGATCCTGTTATAGATCCGTTTGGCTTAATTAATGATTGTCGTAATCTTGTAAATGGCATATTATTATATATACTTTATGTCGTCGAATAACCTGCTGCTGCTATATACCTTCTAGCAGTACCCACTCCCAATGTGTCATTAGCAACCACACCTGTGTTACTTACCAAATTAACTATAGATACAACCGTACCAGTTGAACCATAACCAAATATAGCTTTATCACTGCCATATACTGCTGCTGCAGGAGTTTGTCTAGTTGTACCCACACCGGTTGTATCTGTAGCAACCACACCTGTGTTAGAAACTAAATTGGTTATTGAATAATAAGTACTACCATTATAACCATAACCAAATATAGCTTTATCAGTACCATATCCAGCTGCAGCTAAATCATATCGTACAGTACCTACGCCTGTTGTATCTGTCGCAACTACACCTACGTTACTTACCAAATTTGTTATAGATACAACCCCAGCAGGGAACCTGTCACCATACCCAAATATAGCTTTATCAGTACCATATCCAGCTGCAGCTAAATTAGTTCTAGCAGAACCTACGCCTGTTGTATCTGTCGCAACCACACCTGTGTTACTTACTAAATTTGTCATAGATACAACCGCACTACTATAACCATAACCAAAGATAGCTTTATCACTTCCATATCCCGCAGCTGCAAGAGCAACTCTAGCTGTGCCTACACCTGTTGTATTTGTCGCAACCACACCAGTATTACTTACTAAGTTTGTTACAGAAAACATTGATACACCATCTGTACCATAACCAAATATAGCTTTATCACCACCATATCCAGCAGCTGCTATCTGATATCTAGCTGTACCTACACCCGTTGTATCATTTGCAACTATACCTGTATTACTCACTAAATTTGTCACAGATACAGCTACACTTGTTAAACCATAACCAAAAATAGCTTTGGTTGTGTTATTTGAAGCAGGCAACAAATAACTCGCGGTCAATGCTCTTCTTGAAAAACTGCTACTAATAGAAGAACCCCCACCAAAATATCTGATATCAACATTTGAACCTGAAAGCGCATTTTCGGTCAAAGTCAAAGTGGAACCTGATACTGTATAAGTACCTACTCTGGATTGAACCAACCCGTCTAATATAACCAATATTTGATCCTTGTTAGCCACGCTTTGTGTCAATTGAAATTGACTCACAGACGCAGTTAACACAAATGTTTGAGCCAAAGATAAAGCTGGGGTAGAACTGGTGCCACTCGTTCCACCACTGCCAGGAGATCCAACTCCACTTGTTCCACTACTTCCACTAGTACCAGTTGCACCACTTGTTCCACTACTTCCACTTGTTCCACTACTTCCACTTGTTCCACTACTTCCACTTGCACCAGTTGCACCACTTGTTCCACTTGTACCACTACTTCCACCAGTGCCACTTGCACCTGAACTGCCTGATGTACCATTTGCGCCACTTGTGCCACTTGATCCAGCTGCACCTCCCAATACATAACTCGCGGTCAACGCTCTTCTTGAATAACTGCTAGTACCAAAGAAGCCAACTGCATTTCTTCTGCTACTAGTAAATTGACTGCCGCTTATGTTACCTTGTATATGTAATTTAGCACTTGGCGTAGCAATACCTATGCCAACGCTACTGGCACTCACAACCAAAGCATTGGTACCATAAGCACCAGCAACCATTCGGTTGTTGCTAAACACTTCCAATATTGGAAAACCAGCTATGGTATTTACACTAAATAAACTACCACTCAAATTATCAGTAACTTCAAATAGTGTGCCACTACCACCATCCACCTTCAATACACTAGCATTACTACCACTACGATATACTTGCAGTCTTGATATTAAACTGGTGGAAATAGGCCCAACTCCAATAAAAGCAGATCCACTTTCAAAAATAGGACTAAATGATTGACCCACAACAGAAGCATTTGTGTATTTAACAAATCTATTGGTTGTACCCCCAGCAATTGCTGATGTTTTACTAGCAGTAATTGGATATGTACTGCCAGTTCTTAATGTACTACCACCACCACCACCACTTGCATTCAAAGCATAACTCGCAGTCAATGTTCTTCTTGCATAACTCGCAGTACCAGAAAAACCCACAGCATTTCGTCTGCTTGATGTAAATTGACTACCACTCACATTTCCCTGAATGTGTAGTTTAGTACTCGGTGTGGCAATACCTATGCCAACGCTACTGGCACTTACTACTAAAGCATTTGAACCATAAGCACCAGCAATCATCCTATTGTTGCTAAATACTTCTAGTATAGGAAAGCCTGCTATAGTGTTAACACTGAATAAACTACCGCTTAAATTATCAGTAACTTCAAATAGTGTGCCACTACCACCATCCACTTTAAGTACACTAGCATTACTTCCGCTGCGGAAAACTTGTAGTCTTGATACTAAACTTGATGATACACCCACACCCAAAAATGCAGATCCACTTTCGTGTACAGTCGATGTATTACCAATCGTAGACGCACTGGTAAATTTAACCAATCTATTTGTTGTACCAGATACAGATATACTCGCACCACTTGATCCGCTTGATCCACTTGCACCAGTTGCACCACTTGATCCGCTAGTACCACTCGCACCACTACTTCCGCTAGTACCACTCGCACCACTTGATCCGCTAGTGCCACTCGCACCACTACTTCCGCTAGTGCCACTTGATCCACTTGTGCCTGAACTACCTGATGTACCATTTGCGCCACTTGTGCCACTACTTCCACCGCCGCCACCACTCGCATTCAAAGCATAACTCGCGGTTAACGATCTTCTTGAATAACTACTAGTACCAAAAAAACCAACGGCGTTTCTTCTACTTGAAGTAAATTGACTACCGCTTATGTTTCCTATAACGTGTAGTTTAGCACTTGGAGTTGCAGTACCAATGCCCACTCTGCTACCACTAACTACTAAATCATTTGCAGCATACTTACCCGCCACAATTCTATTGTTGCTAAATACTTCAAATATAGGCAATCCTGTAATGTCGTTTACATTGAATAAACTACCACTCAAATTATCAGTAACTTCAAACAACGTACCACTTCCACCATCCACTTTAAGTACACTTGCGTTACTACCACTACGATACACTTGTAAACTAGACACTAAGCTGCCTGTTACACCTATACCAATAAAAGCAGATCCACTCTCATATATCACAGCTGAACTTCCCACAGTAGTTGCACCTGTATATTTAGCCAATCTATTTACAGTACCAGACGACACTGTACCACTACCTCCCCCACCACCCGCACTAGATAAAGCATAACTAGCTGTTATAGCTCTACTTGCAGTTATAGGATATCTACTAGCTGTATTTAATCTTGTTCCCCCAGCTAAAGCAAAACTCGCAGTAATAGCTCTTCTGGCAAAACTACTTGTAATTGGATATGTACTGCCAGTTCTTAATGTACTACCACCACCTCCACTTGCATTCAAAGCGTAACTCGCGGTTAATGATCTTCTTGCATAACTCGCGGTACCAGAAAAACCTATAGCATTTCTTCTACTTGAAGTAAATTGACTGCCACTTATGTTTCCTATAATATGCAACTTTGCTTGGGGTGTAGCTGTACCTATACCAACTCTGCTACCACTAATCACCAAATCATTTGCAGCATACTTACCCGCCACAATTCGGTTGTTACTGAATACTTCAAATATAGGCAAACCCGTGATATCATTAACGTTAAACAAACTACCGCTTAAATTATCAGTAACTTCAAACAATGTGCCACTACCACCATCCACCTTCAATACACTCGCGTTACTACCACTACGATACACTTGTAAACTAGATACTAAACTACCTGTTACACCTATACCAATAAATGCTGACCCACTTTCATAAACTATAGCAGAACTTCCCACAGTAGTTGCGCCTGTGTATTTAGCCAATCTGTTTACAGTGCCAGAAGACACTGTGCCACTTCCTCCTCCTCCCGCACTAGTTAAAGCATAACTAGCCGTAATAGCTCTACGTGACCAACTAGCAGTTATAGGATATAAACTACCCGTTGTTAAAGATACACTCGTACCACTACTTCCACTGCTACCAGCAGTTCCAGAAGCACCACTAGATCCACTTGATCCGGAAGCACCACTCGTACCACTACTACCACTAGTGCCTGGAGAACCAACTCCACTTGTTCCGCTACTACCCGCAGTAGCACTTGTTCCACTTGTTCCACTTTGTCCGCTAGACCCACTAGTGCCATTTGCACCACTCGTACCACTTGATCCAGCTGCGCCTCCCATCACATAACTCGCAGTCAAAGCATTGGTAGCGTAACTACTTGTCACACTAACTTTAGTGTAATCAAGCACATTAACATACACTCTATCAACAGATGCGCTCAATGATCCACTTGGAAATGGTGATGTGGTCTGCGTCATCTTCACCACTTTAAGTGAACTGTCACTTAACTTTTGTACGCCGTAATCTACACTTTTATCATTCAATCCGCCAATCAAACCAACATACTTAGTCGCATATTGCGTTAAAAATTGAGTGTTGGGAAATTCAGATGTTTGTGGTGTAAAATTAGTGGTATATCTAGCTACTCCTTTTGTTATTCTTAATTCATCTAAATAACCTTGATACAAATATGATGTATTGTAATATCCACCAATAGACAAATAAGTTCCAGAACAATTACCTGTGGTTGTTCCTGAACCAACTGATGTTCCGTTAAGATATAATGTAGATGTTCCTGAATTTCTTACTAAAGCAATATGATACCAAGTATTTGTTGTTATTACCGCCGTTGACGAACCAACACTTGTTCCAGCAACATTAGCCGTTAATGCGCCACTTAAACCAGCGCTAGGGGTTGACCCTTGGAGTATAGTTATACCAGTTGTATAACTTGTTTTTAAACCACCCGCTGTATCGGATGTTTGTAAAAATCCTCGTTGAGCTGGGTTAGACACATCCGATGAATAAATCCAACATTCAATAGTAAAATCTCCAGTACCAAATGCGAAATTGTTTGAACTGTTTGTGCTCAAATAATCACCGGTACCATCAAAATAAGCACTTGCTCCTCCAAATTTACTTTGAGCAGTACTGATTTGTGAATTACCATTAACTGTAAATGATTTTGTAACCGGACTGTTGTCTATAAATGTGGTGCTTCCATTTGTACCATTTAAATGCATCAATAAACTACAACTTGGATAATATTGATCTCCGCCTGTTATTGATTTAGCATCCCACTCCTCTTTGATGTCCACGCCCCACTTGTTGCTGCTTAAATTTAAGCCGGTAATAGTGTTTGAACTGCCTGAGATTACATTGTAAAATATGGTTTGTTTTGCTAAGCTGCCTGTTTGCAAAGTTGCGGTACCACTTACACCGCTTGATCCACTGGTGCCTTGTGTGCCTGCGGCGCCTGCTCCACTGGTACCGCTTGATCCCGGCGTACCAGTTGCACCACTTGATCCGCTACTACCACTGGTACCAGTTGCACCACTTGATCCACTTGATCCTGTGGAACCACTGCTACCACTTGATCCTGATGTTCCACTTGATCCACTTGATCCACTTGATCCACTTGATCCACTTGAACCACTTGTGCCTGGAGAACCAACTCCACTGGTGCCGCTACTTCCCGCAGTAGCACTTGATCCTGATGTTCCACTTGAACCACTTGATCCTGGAGATCCTGATCCACTGGTTCCACTACTACCTGCAGTTGCGGATGTACCGCTGCTTCCAGACGAACCACTTGTGCCAGATTGACCACTTGAACCACTTGATCCTGAAGCTCCACTGGTACCCGATGTGCCACTACCGCCCGCACCGCCGTTCATAGAATAACTCGCGGTTAATGCTTTATTTGAATAACTGGAACTAAAATTATAAAGATAATTTGAGCTGGTTATAATTCTTAATAAATCTAACTTCTTTAAAGACATAATTTACTAAGATATAAATAGTACTTTGTATAATGTATAATCAGGTATACTAATTATTGTTCAATACTATTTTGTACGTGGTGCCATTTATAACTATTGGTAAATAATATCCACTACTACCTCCAGCAGCACCAGCCAAATTAAGCGAACTGGTAATACCACTAGTGTTTAAACTAATAAAGTTACTGTTCACTTTATGAAAACCAACTCTGATAGTATCAGCAGTATCACTATTAGCTATAGATCCTGTATTTACTAAAATATAAGCCATAACAATTTATTTTATAATTATCCTCTACCCCAAGTATATCTAAACACCATCTTCAATGAATAATCTTTGCTCTTGGTTTGCCCAGTTTGTAACACATACACATAACCATTATTCTTAGCAGCATCATTCATCGCTTCAGGTGTCAAATTAATACTCGTCGGACCCACACCAATTGTTCTCCACAACGGAGCAACCGACGGATCTGGTCTATATAAGTTCGGAATATCTTCATTGTTAGCAACACCATTGCTAAAAATAACCACTTTGTCTCTGCTATAAGTACTTTGTGTATATGGATTTATATACATAGGCAATTCAACCGAATATATCTTGGTAGTCGAATTTCTAGATCTATCCTTTGCATTAAATGAAGATGTAGCAGATCCACTAAATGTTGATAGAAAACAACTACTACCACGCACATAATAGTTTGTACCAATCTTACGACCACTTGTTGGAGAAGATGTACCTGTCCAACCAGTACGTTTTACCCACAATGGCATACTTGCCAATGAATTGGTAGTTTGATATGGATTCCAATCATCCCAATAAAAGAAATGAAGCGGTATTTTTTTGTCTATAATACCATTACCTTCTACCATTTTTTTACCCTCATCTGTGGTAATGGTATTCATACTTTCTACTATTTCATACTTTGATCCTGTACCTTTACCACTTGGCACCAATAAACTACTTGGAAACTTTGGATAACTCAAACTGCCACTATTTTGCAAAGACGGATCATAAAAGAAATCATTAAACAAATTAGTATTGTTATTATAAGTGTTCAACTTAGGCGTTATACCAGGTATACTGCTTAATGTTGCTATTTTAGAATACGGAGTCCACAAATTATCTAATTTTGGAAATTTATCTGAAGTATAGTACACAGCTGTATCTGCAATTGTTATACCAGTTTTGAATCCCCATACCCCATTAGAGGGAGAATTTGTCACTGCTTGACTAACGTAATAAGTTCCGTCAGTTTCTGTAGTCTCGCCTTGCGTCGGTCCACTGACTGGTTTAACTGCCCAATTTGCGCCTGCGTCAGCATAGATACTAGAAAAAGCTTCAGATAGTTGATAAAATAAATCACTGGTGAAATAATTTCTAGGTTTATATGCGGCGATATTAGGAATACAAAAACTTCCACTATATCTACCCGTTGAAACACTCAAACTAGCAGATATACCCAAATCTAAAAATTGATATGGATTTTGATAGCTTGCATAAAATTCTTCAAGTGGACCAACTGCTTTGAATACATTTTGTTCATAACTTACAGATGGAAAAAATGAACCTGTAGGAACATAGTTTACATTACTACCATTATAATATCTATTCACGAACCCATACCCAGGTCCAAAGCTGATTTGACCAGGAGCAAATGGTTCGTTACAAAAACCACCTTCATCAATAGGAATTGCCAAACCACTGCCACTATCAATGCCACACAAACCAATCTTTTGAATTGCTTCTCTATCCAATGAACCACTTGTCCAACCTGTAAAAGAAGGATATTGAGCTGGAATTCTGCCACCATTGCTACTGCTAAATGGACTCATATTTACACGCAGTTCGTAGTTTACACGAAGATATTGACCAGCGTGCAAAGTAATTGGTGGATCCAAACGAATTTTACTAAACAATGTAGTTGCAGCAGGTGTTTCTTTAAAACCCAATTCGGTGTATGTGGTGTTGTCTAATTCTTTATAGAAATCGAATGTTCTATATAATCTAACCATACTACCTGAAATTTTGTGACCGCAGTTGTTTTCGCCTGTTAGATAAAAAGCATTAATTTTTCTTGGTCTTTTCAACATCTTTTCACTAAAAGCAGCCGTCAATGGTTCCATAGATCCATATTTATGATCGCCAACCAAACAAAATTGAAATGTTTGTGCCCATGGCATATAAGCAATTTTGTCCAAACCACAGTTTAAAATTGTGTTGGGTTTCCAGCCTGTTGAAAATTGTTCGCTAACCTGATTATTGTCGTCAACGCCCATTACAGAGGCTTTATAAAAACCCTTTACTGTTCTGTGTAATGTTACTATTTGTTCTTTTTCTACACGTGTGTTTGTCATAGATAATGTTATAGTTATAAATAGAAAGAAGATATACTTAATATTTATTTATTCATATAGAGGTAAGAATTTTCTACCATATCCTTCCACATACACTGGCATCCAACCCCAAAAAGGTTTGCTATTTAATCCAGCTACAGATGGTTCAGTACCACCTCCATCAACTGTAAATATGTATGTATTTGGGTCATTTATACTACCAGATACCATTCCTGATAAACCATCTCCCAATATATACAAATTTTGAGCTGTAGTTTTGTTTTGTAAACCAGGTGTCTTTAAATCAGTGATAAATGCTATAGACTTGCTTACAGGTCTGCCAATACCAGCATTATTATAAAAAATAAATGAAAAGAATAACTCCTGATTACCCGCCATCAATATGGACCCAGTATTATCAAATCCACTAGCAACACCAGCCCATTCAATAGTATTATATGGAGATAATCGTACACGGTTACTAGCACTACCACTGTTCACCAATCTAATAGAAAAAGCAGATGGAGTATTACTACCAGTCAATCTTATATTTAAATTGTTTTCAGTACTTAAATGATAATATGAATAATAAGCAGAACAAGTTATTTTAGATAATAATTCACCTTTGAAAAATGAAGACGTAAATAATACAGCTATACTATTACCACTATTCAAAGCATAACTAGCAGTAATACCCCAACTGGATGTTATAGGATAAATGCTACCAGTATACAATTTGGTACCACCACTCAACGCATACACCGCATAACTAGCACTTACCGCCCAACTGGCAGTAATAGGATAAGTGCTACCAGTATACAACTGAACACCACCACCAGAATTTGCATTTAGTGCATAACTGGCTGTAATTGCCCTACTCGCCGTAATAGGATAAGTGCTACCAGTATACAATATAGTTCCTGCCGCACCGCTTGTACCGCTACTGCCAGGATAACCAGTCAAACCACTGGTACCGGCTGTAGCACTAGTACCTGCTGTACCCGCTGTTCCAGATACGCCAGATGTACCACTAGTAGTTGTTGATATATCGGTTGATTTTCCTATTTTACCTGTATTAATATCTAAAGTTAGATATACAGCATTTGACTGTATAGTCAAATCACTAGGTCTTATATTTACCGATCCAGTAAATACACTGGATCCAGACATTACTCCATCTTTAACAAGTGGCGAATCGATTAACATATTATTTAATCTTTATAATCTTGGTAGTCGCACCTTTTTCTCTAGCATATCTGTTATATTCCACATACAATGTCTCGGCATTCATTCGAGCATCAATCTCCCAAGGCAACATTCTTTCTTTGGGATCATCGTCGTCATATTTAGGATAAACTTTACCATCCCAACTATTTTCAAATACATTCAATCTACCATCCTCCACCTGTCTAATATGATGCAACTCGTGCGCCAAAGTCTTGATCTGATCATCACTACTATGTGGACTGTTTGTGCGCATTATAACCACATAACTTTTTATTTTATATGGATTTTTATCTCCCTCAACTTTTACTTTACCCTGTACATCGCCATCTAAACTACCAAATTCTAATTTAATTTTTCCACTGGGTAGATTCAACTTATTCACAAAATACTTATAAGCCTTCTTAATTCTTTCTTTATCAACCACATTCTTTAACATCTCAGTTAAACTATTAGTAGTTGGAAGATTGTTACCCTCATATTTTCTTGGGGTAGTAATATCAACTAACTTATACTTAATAGGCAAGTTACTAATAGTTCTATAAGTAGCCAATATATTCTTGCTGCTATCATCCACAAAGAATATATCATTGTAACCCTCATTTTGTATCTTGTTCAATATCCAATTAGCTTTGGCCATAGGATCACCAGTGCCCAATGTAACCACCTCAATGTTTACTCTAAAGTACTTTCTAATTATATCTTTTATGTGTGGTGCTGCTTCAGATCCCCTAGCCGTCAATATCACACTCTTACGACCACCATCCGTAGATGTAACTATTTTATAAAATCGCTTAGCAATTGAACGAATCAATGTAGGATTAATAATAGCATTAAATTGACTAAAATCAAACTTATCACCTGGCAATGGTTCATATACAGCATATTCAGCCGGGGTAATTTGTCTACTAGTATTATTGGCTGAAGTAATAATAACTTTAGCTTCTGTTTCAAAAAGCGTATCATCAAAATCAAAAATTCTAAGTTTCTTTGTATTCATCCTCGTAATGCTTTCAATAGTTTCTTATATAATGATTCTTTCTTAACCAATTGATCCAATGGCACATTTCTATACTTTTGTCTTATTTGTGCAATAGGCATACCATATTGCTTTTCAGCTTGGGCTATCAAACTATATCTATCTTGTTTTTCTTTTTGTTTAGCATCCAACTTACGTTGTACAGATGTAGCTACAACGTCTTTTACATTGTCTGTATAATACTTTTCACCCGAAGTCAATAAATCATTTAGTATCTTGATTTCAATTTCTAAACTATCCACTTCATTTTCTAAATTTTGTTTTTCCGCTGGAGTAAATGTAGCACCAGTTGAATGTAATTTACCTCGTTTTTCAACAAACTCTTGAGTCTTATCATCAATCACTTTATCAAGCTTGGCTGAAGCAGCCACAGTATCATCTGATTGTGGTTGAACAAGTTCCGCACTAGAAGCTAGTATTTTAAGAGCTCTTCCTTGTCTAAACGCACCAAATGAATATTTTGAACTTGTTATTTCAATAGTAATATGATTACCATCAACATGCGTTACGTCACCAGTCATATCAGGTAAACCTTTTAATCTTATTTTATCACCCACTTTGAATTTTGTAGTATGACTGGTATCAAGTTGTAAACCATAATATGGAAAATCAAATTCAGAACCAACAGGTACAGTTTTTAAATCTGACTTGTTTACTTTTAATTTAATAGTATTAGCTGCGCTGACAGATAATACCACTCCAGCAACATTCATTCCTTTAACTTTTACTTTATCACCCACGCTGAAACTATCTGAAGCTTTGGTACCAGCAAGTGGTTGAACAGGTTTAGATTCAATTGATTTGGGTTCTTCATTGGTATAAAATTCAGTATAAGTATAAAATTTGAGGCTTGGTTCATACAAACATTCTTTGGGGTCATATCCATTGAACTCTATTACTTTTTCATATTGATCTTTATATTTAATTATTTTTTCTCTTCTAGCATCCCAGAATGTTACAATAATAGCTTTGCCACTGGGTATTGTACTCTCAATCTTTAAATCAGAATCATCAACCACATCTTTAGCATCATCAACTTCAAATATTCTACCCTTCAAAAGTGGATCAGCATAAGCACCAAATCTACCCATACCTTTTAAAATATTCTCCAATTGTAAATGACCGCCACCATTATTTCCATTTTTTAAATTCTTAATACCCTGTTGTGCCCAATAATCTAATTGATCTCTATTATTAGAATCATATTTAACATCTTTACTATTTTCCAATTCTTTGAGTTCTTTTAATACATCACTATCATCACAAACAAAATCTTTTTTAACCACACTATATCCAAATATAACATTTTTACCACTCTTTTCATCTTTATATACAAGAAAAGCACATCTATTCGCTGGAGAAGTATAACTATATGTCTTTCGCTTATAATATACAGTATCGGGATTCTCTAAAAGTAAGTCTCTAAATAGCTTCATAATAGTTATAAATATCAGTCAAATCTACTCTTATGCTTACTTTTAAAGTGTTTTAACCGTTCCATTATCTCCTCACGCTGTTTATCACTATAAAATGACCAATCTCGTAACTGTTCCCAAGTACGACCACACCCTTCACACAGTTTAGCATCCACAACCACACATATTCTTTTGCACGGCGTTTTCATAATATTTTATTACACAAAAAAACCCGTTCATTTCTGAACGGGTCAATCAATTTTTGCTTTAAATCTTTTTAGCTTTTTCTATAATTTCTTTTAACTTCTTTGTATTTTTACCTTTAATAGAATGACCAATCTTTTCACGACGGTTTTTTAAATATTTATCAGTACCATCTGTTTTACCATCATTATTGATATCATCATCTTCTTTACCAACAGCATCCATTCCTTCTTCATAACATTCTTCACATTCCATTTCTTCCATTACTTTATCAAGATCAGATTCTTCCAATCTTCTGCCAACATATGGAGTAAGTATTTTCTTGATTTTACCAAACAAATCAGCATCACCTTTGTCACCAGCAAATTTGTTCTTATCACCGTGTTTGTCAATTGTCTTGACAAATGACTTGGTAATCTTATTTGGATCTTCCGCTTTTGGAGCTACATCCTTTACAACCTTTGCAACTTTTTTAACAGCTGGCTTTTCAGCCGCAGGAGCAGACTTTGGTTTTTCAGCTTTTGCTTTTTCAGCCTTTGGTTCAGAAGCTACTTCTTTGTAGACTTCTTGTATGAGTTTTTTTAAATCTTCTTTGGTCATAATATTGTTGTTAATATAAATAAATATTACAATCAATTAGTTATCACTTCTTTTTTTAACATTCCATCATACCATTTTCTACCAATCTCGCTAAATCTATAATCCCATTTTAATGTATACATACGCTGCAATTCTTTAACCATCATCGTAGCATACCCTCTACGACGATGTTCATAACCTATATTTACAAATTCTATACACACAATGTCATCATAACTATTACTTTTATAATATTTACAAAAACCAACCGGATTTTTAATTTCATTTAAAATTTCACAGTTGTACTCATCTCTGTTATTGTTATAACCCAAATAAGTGTGAATAAACTCCATACATCAACCATGACATAGCCAAGCTTGCATATTAAATCTCTTGTTTTCCCAAGGCAAATCCTTCGGAGCAGTAATCTCACTACAAGCGTGAAACACTGTGGATGGAAAGATTGTTAACTGATTGCTTGTAAGTGGCAATCTGTATGTATGATTTTTATACATAAAATATTGATCGCCACCTTTCATTACACTAGGATCTTTAACCAAAGTAAGCGCAAATGTAAATGCGTTTTGTTTATTTACATCTACACCATCCCAAGTCATTCCACTAACCGCCAAATCCCTATGCCAATTATAATATCCACCATCACCATAGTTAATGATATGATACTTATACAAGTATCTATATTTAGCATACGCAGTCAATTGTTCATTTTTAGCGTGGGTTAAAAAATCTAATATTCCCTGATGAAAAATATATTTGCTTAAATTTGATACGTAAAAACCCAAATCTTTGTTCTTTTCCACTTGATCTGTTTCAAAAGGTAACCAAAGATCTTGACCAGTACACAATGGACTCAACGGTTCATCCGGATTATAAGCAGCACCATCATTATAACCACCACTCCAATGTGGAATGCCAAAATGTGGCTTTAACTTGATAAAATCTTCATATAATCTAGTAACATAATCTCTGGGAAGAAAATTATCAATTACTACAAGTGGAATATGCTCATGCTCTACAGGAATATACATAACAATTTATTTTTTAATTATACCAACCAGATACACTGATTCTTTCTTTGTTTGAATTATTAACAATCTGTGTCACACTATGAGGCGCAACTCCAGCCGTCACTTCAAATATTACTAATTTATTAAAAGATGGGTTAATCGCCTTAATATTGCTTTTGTCTCTCAAATCCAAATACAATCCACCAAAATCAGGATTCCAATCTTTGGTCAAATGACACACAAACGCCAATTTACCATTTACATCATCTGTATGATTACTCAAAAAACAGTTTTCAGCATAACGACTAACAAACGTTTTGTCTCCTATCGTAATATCCAAATCAGTTACACTATTCATAAAATCAACCATTTCTTTACCGTTAAAAAATGCCATCGTTTCTTCATAAACAGTAGACTTAGCCTTCTCCATAATACTAGGCATCGTTTTATAGAAAAAATAACTAAACAAATTGTTGTCTCTAGCATTACAAGCATGCTGATACGCCTGCTCCATAACATATCTGTTACCAGAAATATTCTGCCACCACTCCCAATCACCCTCATACCTAAGCGAAGGCATATATGTAGCAGACCAATATTCTTTGCCCATCTCAGTCGTATAATACTTATACAACTTGTCCGCCCACTCCTCAGTTAAAAAATTATCTATTACAATCCGCCTGTTTTTAATAAATTCCTCTTTATAAGAAGAAACATTGATGCTTTTTATATTAATCATATATTAACCGTTTAAAACGTTTTTAACACATCCCATCGATACAGATAAAATCTCATCAAGAGACTCTCTCACTCGTATAGGATGCTGTGTGTTATTTTTAGTAAAAATCAAACTATGAACCTTCGATTGCTCAACGTTGATAACCATATCCAAGTTAATTAACTGTGGATTATATTTTCTATTTGTTGTGTTTTCAAGATCATCGTGACCAGGATCCAATACCGAGAGTTTTACAAAATGTGCCATATCACCTATTAATATATACCATCTATACTCAACAGTCAAGCAAAATATCAAAATATAATAACCACAAAACCCCACCAAATTAATGATGGGGCTTTTATTAACTTTAAATGGTGGGTCAAACCGGACTTGAACCGGTAACCAAAGAATTATGAGTTCTACGCTCTAACCATTGAGCTATTGACCCAAGTAAAACTGGAGCGATATCTCGGACTTGCACCGGCCTTGTGGACTGGAAGGCCCACCGTGCTCCTCATAGACACTAATATCGCATTAAAATTGGAGCGGGTCCGAACTTTGCATTTCGCCTTTTAGTCTGGTAGACTAACGTGCTCTCTTTACACCTGACCCGCATTAAATTCAAAAAATGGTAGGCAAGGTGGGATTCGAACCCACAACGTTTCTTAAGTAAGGGATTTTAAGTCCCTTGCGTTTCGCCAATTTCGCCACTTGCCCACTAAAAATTAGTTACAAAGAACTATTACTTACTACTCTTTTATCTTACCACATTTTCTTCTGAAGTCAACTGACTTTTCAAAAATTCTTGAAAATCTTTATCTTGATATGGACTCCAACCATTTTGCAATAAAATCAACAATTTTCTTGCTGTTCCTGTAACTATGCCATATCTCTTAGTTAGGAAGACTCTTCCGTAAGACTTTTTGTTTTTACCAAAAATAGGCCAGTTTTCTACAACATAATCATTATAAATATCAATTGCTTTTACCCAAGATTTTTTGTGACCTAAACCATTTCTCCACGGCGGACATCCAAAATTAGGATTTTTATCTCCTTTTTTAGCATCACTTAATTTTTTTAATATATCTTTATTTTCTTTGTAAAATTTCTTAATATTTTCCGTCATTCTTTTTTTAAGATTGTCATCCCATATTGTACATTTACCACACGCTCTGTTTAGACATTTTTCATCTTTCATTGATGATTTTATCAAATCTATTTCTTTATTAAGAGCATCTTCTTTTGAATCAAAAAGAAATAAAATTTCAGCATCAAAATATTCTTTTCCATTTTTCTGGATTAATTCGTGAACTAATGTAGATGAAGTAAAATAATCTTTCCACAAGTCTTGTTGTGGAGTTGATATATATCCCCATCTTACCCCGAAATAATATTCTTTATTTTTTGATGTTATCTTGTAGACATATGGTTTCATACTACTAATAAATAGTAGCGTCTACCATTAGAAGCGTCTACCAATTTAATTTTATTTTCAATGAACTATTAAAAATGGTGGTTCCGCCCGGATTCGAACCGAGACCGTGCTCAAATCTAGAGCTTATCAACGTTATAAGCGTTGCGTTCTACCGTTAAACTACGGAACCACTAAATGGTAGCGGGTGTGGGAGTCGAACCCACTATCTCACTGGTTATGAGCCAGGAATGATTTTCCGTTTCACTCACCCGCAAATTGTTTTGTTAAAGAACTAAAATGGTAGCTGGTATGGGTGCTGCCCCCACTTAACAAACCTTATGAGGATTCGTCGTTTGCTGAAACCCCAGCCACTGAAATGGTCGCTCGCCTAAGAATTTCACTTAGTTACCAATGGTTATGAGCCATCGTCAAATAATAACCTGCCGCCAGCTGTTTAAATTTAAAGAACTATTTTAAAAATTGTGTTGGGTGTAATTATTGAATACTTTATCCACCCAACAAACAAAGTATACCATTTGCTAACCCCGCAACCAAGAAGTTTTTTAAGAGAACTTCCAACTCTAGGGGTATTTTGGTTATGTACCCTCCACCATTCCGTTTCTTTTAAGCAACGGACAAACATAAAATGGTAGTCCATAGGAGAATCGAACTCCTCTCTCCGCCTTGAAAGGGCAGCGTCCTAACCGATAGACGAATGGACCGTTAAACTGGTAATATTCATTGAGTTACTTATCTACGTAAGCATCGCTGTGTTACCGACATTTTTCAGCACGACACACAGTTGTGTTTGGTTTAATCATTTAATTTGTTTAATGATGAAAGTCAAATTTTACACGGAAAAAATGCTTTCGTAATCAATCACGATACTAAAAAGTGTAGTAGTACCACAATATATAATTTACTTCGTTTATTACCAGTTAAAATGGTGGCCCCGGTGGGACTCGAACCCACGACCAAAAGCTTAAAAGGCTTCTGCTCTAACCAACTGAGCTACAAGGCCATTAAAATTTGTTAAAGAACTATTACTTACTACTCTTTTATCTTACCACGTTTTATTCTAAAGTCAACTTAAGTTTTCATTCTTTCGTTGGTGACTCCCTTTGATTAAAGGTCAAGGCAGTTCCGCCATACGTAGATGTTCTAGAGGAGTGCCACTCCCACCGTGCTGAAAGAACAAAATACTTATTACTTACTACTCTTTTATCTTACCACTAAAATTTCAAAGATCAACTTCTTTTTTCGAGAAGTTTTGAGGTAACATATATATATGTAAAATATATGAATACATTCAAAAAACAATATGTTTACAACTTCTAAAGTATATTTATAAGTAAATAACTTTTATTATGACTTTAGAAGAACAGAACAATAAATATAAAAATTGGTATTATCGTATAATCAATAATCGTTTAACCAATCCAATCTTAAATCAATATACAGAAACCCACCATATAATTCCAAAATGTTTAGGAGGGTCAAATTATTCTTCAAATTTAGTTAAATTGACGGCAAGAGAACATTATATATGTCATCTTTTATTAACTTCCGTATTTCCACCTTCTTCAAAAGAATATAAAAAAATGTGGAAATCATTTGCTTTAATGTCTTGGTATAAGAGTGAAAATCAATGTAGAGAATATAAAATAAATAATAGAATCTATCAAAAATTGAAAATTGAATTTAGTAAAATTCAATCATATTCACAATCGGGTACATCTAATAGTTGTTATGGAAAAAAATGGTATCACAATGTAGAATTAAAATTAAGCAATAAATTTTATACGGACAATGTTCCTATTGGATGGATTTCTGGCAGAGTGATTAACTGGGAGAAACATTTTTTACCAAAATTTGAATCAAAAGAAACAAAATGTGTTCATTGTAACAAACTATTTTTACCAAGAACTTCTATTCACAAATACTGTACAACCGTATGCGCAGATACACATCTTTATAATTCTAATACAAAGAAAATTATCATTGAAAAGAATGGCATCACCAAAGAAACTAAAAGAGAAAATTTACATATGTATAAAAAATACGGATGGAATTTAATAGACAGACTTTATGGAAATGGCGCTCCGGGAGGGAATTGAACCCCCATTTTCATCCAATTATGCACTTAGGGCTTAGAAGTCCCCGCCATTACCGGAGCGTTATAGTATAGTTTTTACTTGTTGTCGTTTAGTTCGTTACGAACTGATTTACCAAGTTCGGTCAGATTAAACAGTGGTTCGCCATCTTCGTTATGGCCTGATACATATAGTATGCCGTCAGCTACCATTTTGTCAACGGTTGTTTTTGTTTCTGTCAAAAGAATTTCGTTATAAATGACATTAGCTTCTGATTCATCACAGCTTGCTTCTTTCATAATTATTTGAATACAAGCTTCTTTTTCTTCGACTTTTACTTGCGCTTCAACTTTATCTATATCAAGGTTTGTACAATGATTTAATAGATCGTCGATTGACCCCGTGAAATTGTCAGTAATATACTTGTCCATATTTATGAATAATTAAATTAAATACCGTAGACTGGTACATTTTTGTAATATCGAACGGAACGATCAATCATCTTGTTTAGAATTTTGATTGTTGAAACAGGTACATTTGTTTTTGGACCCCAACCATTTTCAGCACGACCTAGAGCAATAGTGAGTGCTTTGCATTTATCGAATCGATCACCCGCTTTTGTATTGGTATGACTCCAACCAAATCGGATAGATCCATCGATTACTGTGGCAACTACCATACCACGGGGTTGACCATTGCGGTCACGTACCAACTGTTTGAGTGTAGTATCTTTCATATAACCTTTATTTAAATGTTTAATTTACTTTTTTTCGACGTAGCGTAGTAGATCACGATTTGGTTCAGTACCAAACTTTTCATCTACCGCTTGTTTGATAGCAGCTTTATAGTAATATTCTGCGTATAGATCTGTTAGTTGTAAATTTTTACTTGCGATTTTCGCTTTAAGATTGTTAATTACTGTTTGAGTTGTCTTCGTCTTCATATTTTGAATTGTACCGTGATGGTTTTACCTCAGTGTTTTGCCACTTTTTGTTAACCTTTTTGGTTGATTTGTTGCGCCAATTTCCTTCACTGCGTGAACGACGATCTTTGAATGACTTTCCCATATACTACTTTTAAAAATAAATAGTGGTAGAAAAAGGGATTAACAAGTTTTTTTTATTAATCCCTAATCTAGATACTGTTTAATTTGCAGAAGTCTGAGTAGATTCAACAGTGGTTGATGTGACAGCGGGAGTTGCGTCATATGTATATACTAGACTTGGCTTACCTCGCTTACCAGTCTTTTGCGACCCACTGATCTTGTATCGTCCAGCGGATACACTTCGCTTAACGTGCATCCGAATTGTTGGCGCCTTCACAGTTGAGTTGATATTAACCAGATCAACAATAGTGAAATTGCGATCAGTGATTTCGTTTACTACGGTTGCCTTACGGCCTGTCTTGTTCTTGTTCATATTTTTTGTTTTTTGTTAATGTTTACCGACTACAAACTTATCTTACCACGGCTTTTGAAAAATGTCAACGTTCTTTTTTTAATTCTTTCGAGCAGCCTCAAAAACGAGAGCATTGGTCAAATCGCCAAAACCATAACGCTTGCCGTTGCGATCAAACGTAGTATCGTTGTTTTTGTTGTAAGAACCTACGTTCTCACCATTGGGGCCGTGTGCATAAATTACGCTACCACTATCCTTAACATATCCAATTCGGATATTTTTACCATCCATAATGTATTTTGTACTCATATAATTTTAATTGTTATCAATATAGTTGCGATAAAATCCCATTACAATTCCGCTAGTGGTACCCACGTTAAGTGATCGTACACTACCATATGCTGGAATAGTGATGACAGTTTCAGCATTGTCAAGAATGTAATCACTCAATCCGCTCTTTTCTTCGCCAAATACAAACATTGGCTTATCTACACCACTGAATACCCAGTGATTAAATATGGAAACAGTTTTATCACTATACTTGGGAATATTGTTTTCTACAGCGAGTAGTGTATAACCATTATCATTTACATACTGTACGAATTCTTCTTCAGTCTTAAGATGATTTAAATCGGTATAATGATGTGTACCAACAGTACCACGACGATCCCACTGTTTGCTTCCGCCTACATACATTGCTTCCTTGAAGCCAAAGAAGTTGGCATTACGGACTAAAGTGGATAGATTAAAATCGCCATTAACGTGCATCATAGCAACGCTAGCATCAATACAATTGTTTTTACAGTAGGACTTAATATCGTCCACGGAACTGTTCTTTAAGTGATCCAAAACGTTCATAGTAAGATTACTATACCACGAACTTTATAATAAGTCAACTCTTTTTCTTGATTGTCTTTTTGACCTTATTATCAGTCTCGGACACGTATTTATTTGGGGGGTTTGAAACTGTTGATTTGGAGTTAGCGTACTCTTTTTCAGCTTCTTCAATTACAGCTTTAACAAAATCTGTAAGTAGACCGCTCCAATTATTGCGGGTACTATCCTCTACAATTGCCAACTGTTTCCAACGTGGCATTTCATTGAATTTACGTTGATATACTGTCTTATAAAATGATGCCGTCATATAGTATAAATATTAAAACGAAGTACTCAAACGACTGGCATATGCCATATTACTGGCTTTTCCTTTACGATATGATACTTTGGTATAGTTATCAAATGCTTTCTTTGTAGTGATCACAATGCTACCCGCAGTTTTGTGTCCAAAATGTAAATATCCAAACTTTTGACTACGTTTAGCGGATTTGTCACCACATGTCAAACAAATTTTGTAACCAAGTTCATATCGTTCAGAATGAATTTCATTGCCACATCCACATTTAATCATATATAAAAAGTATATACGACGATTTGGTGGATGTCAATAAAAAAAGCGTACCACTCGGTACGCTTGAGATTTTAGTTAGTTGGTTCGTGAGGATAATCTCCTCGTAGACGTTCAAGTTTTAGCTCCAGATTAACAAGTTGTCGTTTAGTATGTCGTAGTTCGGATTCAAGTTCAGTGAACTTTCTGAGGTTTGAATCTAAAATATAGTCTGGATCTGAATGTTCCCTATTCTTAATATCTTCTGATAGCACGCATCCAATATGATTTTTGCCAAATAGATACTCACAGTCATCATTATACGTATTTTTACCACAATGATCACATATCCATTGTGATTTTCGTTCATTAGTAACAATACCATCCAATCTATTTAGTGTTTCTACTACATCGTTATTGGATGTTTCATTGATAATGTCATATGCCCAGTTCAATGCATTATCTTCACGATCTTTTAGTTCTGGGTAGATTTTAATTAATTCTTGTTCAATTAACTCAATATATGGGTCAATTTGTTCTGATTGAACACTTCGAATTTTCTGTGCGTAAGTAATAATAATATTTTTACTTACTATATTTGGTGTATGTTTCATATGTTTATTTAGTTTTTGTTAGAGCTTTTAATACTTCTTTTACTGTAAAGTAAAATACAAATGGTACCAATATCACAAAGAATATTGTGAGTACTATCAATAGGACTATTGCAAATATACTACCAAATACTAATCCAACTGTCAAGTCTATAACTTTATTCATTTTTCAAAAATCTATTGTAAATTAATTTGCCTAAATTAGCTGCAAATTTACGTGCTTTCTTTTCTGGTAAATCATATAAGTGTGCATGAAATACTTCTTCAATCAATACATTAAGTTGTCTACGTGTTAATAATGTTGGATCTACAAGTATTTCGGGATTTTTAATATCTGGGTTATCACACAAACCAGAAGCATTATATTTACCCGACGGTTTGTTATAATTGACTGTATATTCAATACCTTCAAAGTTTTTGAACTTCATTTAGAAAATCCTTTAATTGTTTTTGGTTTTCGGTATTTAAGATGATAAAATCAGACCAAGGTTTGCCATATCTTAGAATTTGCCAACACCATCTTAGTCTTTCTGACCAACATAGTGTTCTGCCATTGAGTCCTCGTTCAAATAAACTCAAAGATACTTCTTCTTCATCTTTGAATTTTTCTACAAGAAGTCCGTGTTCAAAACAATCACAAATTAGAAATATTGAATCTTGATCTTTCATATACTTAGTATACGTTCCAATTTCCAAACTTTAGCAATCAAAAAGGAACCAAATTTATATATCAATCTACAGATAAATCTAATAATTTTATTATATGGTTTGATGATTAATTTATAAAACATAGCAGATTCAACCGCTTTTTGTTTTTTGAGTTCTTCCATATGTTGTTTATGGAGTTCTTTTCTTTTGGTGTTATCGTTTATTTCAAACTTAATTAATTTAATCTTGTCAATAACTCCGTCAATAAATACAACTTCAAATTCAACCCAATAGTCATATACACCACCATCATTATTTTGATAATCATACATGCGGATGGTTTTGGTTGTTTTTACATGAGTCCACCAATGTTTGATTTCCTTTACAACGCCAAACTTTTCAGAAAACGTTTTACCATTTGGATCACCTTCAATGTGTTCTCGTTCGCATTCACGCAACCATAGTGTGCCATCTTCACGGATTTCATAAGAATCCAATCCGCAATCTAAATCTTTGGTTTGAAATCCATTAGGAATATATCCCTTAGTATCTTCCGGAAACGGAAGTGGATACTTACATACTATGTCATCGAACATTCCCATAAATTAGTTTCCTTGATTTTTGTGTTCTTGAATATCATAAAGAAAATTACGAAATAAAACGTAATCTTCAACGTCTACTTGTTTTTCACCATCAAGTTTCCAATATTTAATATAGTCTAAGATGGTATTAACATAATAACCTGGAATGGTAATTGTTTTACCATCAAACTTAAGATCATCGTGTTGAATAATGGCGGGGGGGGTCGCTTTATCTTTAATTGTTAGTTCTACTTCCATATAATAAAAGTCTACACCAAACTATGGATTTTGTCAATATAAAAAATTATTTCAAAATATAAAAAATAGATATAAGGGATGAAGGGAATTATTTTAGCGGGGGGTACTGGCAGTAGATTATATCCATTAACCAGTACGATAAATAAACAATTATTGCCTGTATATGACAAGCCAATGATTTATTATCCATTTTGCACATTATTATCGTGTGGCATCAAAGATTTCTGCATTATTTCTTCTCCTGAACATTTACCTTCTTATGAAAAGTTATTTGAAGACGGCAGTCAGTTAGGTGTTAAAATTACTTATAAAGTACAATATAAGCCCAGAGGCATAGCTGAAAGTTTTATTATAGCCGAAGACTTTATTGATGATGATAATGTTGCTCTTATACTAGGAGACAATATATTCCACGGAATGCCCAGAGTCAAGCCTTTACTTGAAGGAGCGGTTATTTTTGGTTATGAAGTTAATGATCCTAAAGCTTATGGAGTTATTGAATTTGATAATGAAGACCGTGTAATAAGCATAGAAGAAAAGCCTGCTGAGCCTAAAAGTAATTATGCGGTACCAGGCTTATATTTTTATGATAAAAAGGTAGTTCAGTATGCTAAATCGCTTAAACCTTCCAGTCGAGGTGAAATTGAAATAACTGATTTGAACTTAATATATCTTGACAAGAAGCAGCTTACCGCTGTAAAATTTGCTAAAGGCACTGCGTGGTTAGATGCTGGAAGTGCTGAAACATTATTTGAAAGTGGTGCTTATATACAAACTATTCAATCAAGACAAGGAATTAAAATAGGATGTATAGAAGAAGAGTGCTTCAAGCGCAAGTATATAAGCAAAGAGCAGCTTAAAGCGCTTATAGAAAAATTACCAACTAGTGAGTATAAAAAATATTTAAATAAATTATTATGATTATATTATTCGGATCAAATGGTTATGTAGGAAGTGAATTTAAAAAGCAATTAGCTGAATTAAAGCTACCTGTTTTTCTTTGGCCAAATGCAAAAACTACTACTTTTGCAGATTTAGAAAAATGGTATGATGAAACTGGTTATCCGCTTATAGGCGCTGTAATAAATGCTGCTGGATATACTGGTAAACCCAACGTGGATAACTGCGAATTACACAAGGATGACACTATTCACGGCAATATTGTATGGCCGCAAATATTAACTGATTGGTGTATGTTAAACGATATACCATTAGCGCATGTTTCAAGTGGTTGTATATATGAAGGTAGACGTGTTGATGGTACTCCTTTTACTGAAGAAGATGCGCCAAACTTTAGTTTTGCGCAAAATAACTGTAGTTTTTATAGTGGTACTAAAGTAATAGGTGAGCAAGTGGTGAAGAAGTGGGAAAAGCACTATATTTGGAGACTGCGGATTCCATTTGAAGAGTTTGATAATTCTAGAAATTATATAAGTAAAATATTAAAGTATGAGAAACTATTGGATGCTGAAAATAGTGTAAGTAACAAACAAGAATTTGTAAGTGCTTGTATTCAAACTATTATTAAACAGGTTCCATATGGCACGTACAATGTGACTAACGGCGGTTATATCACAACTAAGAGTATGACAGAAAAGTTTAAAAATACAATTGCAAAAGATAAAACTTTTAACTTCATAGAAGAAGGTGACTTTTATAAGAATGTAGCTAAAACACCCAGATCCAATTGTGTGATGAGCAATGAGAAATTGTTATCAACTGGAATTAAAATGAGAACAGCAGATGAAGCAATTGATTATTGCATTAATAATTGGACCATATGAATATATTAGTAACAGGTGGATGTGGATTTATTGGAAGTCACTTTATAGAAGAAATTCTAAAAAGAGATGATGTTGTTATGATATACAACATTGATTGCGGTACTTACGCAGCAAATAAAAAACTCCCTTTTCAAAATGATCCTAGATATCGTAGACTATCACTGGACATCGCTGCACCTTATTTTCCAGATCAAAAGAAATATATTGATTCGTTAAACTTAGATTATGTAATTCACTTTGCGGCTGAATCACACGTGGATAATTCTATTAAAGGCCCAAAAAAGTTCATTGAAACAAATATTATCGGAACTTTTAATTTATTGGAAATATTCAAGGGTACAAATATAAAGAAATTTATTCATATATCTACGGATGAAGTGTATGGTTCATTAAATCACAAAGAATCATCTTTTACAACGGATAGTCCTTACCGAGCAAATAATCCATATGCTGCTACTAAAGCTGCTAGTGATTTATTGGTTAGAAGTTATAACAAAACTTACAATTTTCCATCAATAATTACTAACTGCAGCAACAATTTTGGATCCAGACAATACACTGAGAAAATGATTCCTGTATGTATTCAGAAATTGATTAATAAAGATTTTATACCTTTATATGGCAACGGTTCAAATGTAAGAGATTGGATCTATGTCAAGGACCACGTTAATGCAATTATATGCGTACTATTAGATGGTAAAATAGGAAATCAGTATTTGATAGGTTCTGATAACGAACTGTCTAACTATGATCTAATACACACGATTAAAGATGTATACAGTACTATAACTGGTATAGAAGTAGACTGGGAGTGGTTTAAATATGTTGAGGATCGCAAAGGACACGATGGTAGATACGGTATAGACAATCGTGATTTCAAGATGGAGTTTCCTCAATTTAACACAACTAAATTTGATATTGCTATTTTGGAAACGGTCAAATCATATTTATAATATGTGCCCGTTAGAATTTATTCTAAAGAAGCCAAGGACTTAACGCTCTTTGAAGAAAAGAGCTGTGGAAAGTTAGTGTCTTCAGGATCAATATATTCGGTGTATGTTGAATGTTGTACCCCAGATAAAAAAATACCAAATAGAGTATACTTAGCCAAAGAGAATGGTAAAATAGTAGGATGGTCTATTATACGACTAAAGAAAAAAATAGGTGTTAGAGGATATTTTGAATTTATGGTATATATCAAACGTCTTTATAGACGAGCGGGTATAGCAACAAAGATGTACAAACGATCCCGTAAATACTTCAACTTGGAAGACGATGATATAAAGGTATACAAAACAGATAAAGCCAATATCAACTTCTTTGACTCTGTTATGGAGTCATAGATTTTTATTGTATATAAATAATTTTGGATTGCCGTATCCAAATTTCTTCACCAATTGACCAGCCACACTATTAGCTTCATCTTCAATTTCGCCGCCTACGTCTTGAGTAGGTTGTTCTAACTTACCACCTTGGTTTTGATGATGATGTATTAATTCGTGTGCAATACTACGTAACACATCAGCTAAACCACGATCTTTACAGTATACTTTTACAGTTCCATTTGACACATCGTAATAAGCATATGTTTTCAAATCATCATCACGTTGATTTACCAGCTTAACTTTGAATGGCTGAGTCAAAGAAAGTTCTTCTTTGACAAACTTGATGAACTTAACAATTGTGTATTTGTTTAACTTATCCATATTAAAGACCTGCTTCTTTATAAGACATCTTAACTTTACCCTCATCGATCAAACGTTTACGATTAAGTTTGTGTTGATCTATTACATTATTTTTATTTTCGCCTAGATATCCAACTGCATATCCATTTTTGATCAAAGACTCATTTAACACTTCTTTGGTTTCTGGATTTATAACATCCCCAAGAATTCTACCAAATTTCTCAGAAGAATCTGGCTTTTGTGTACGTACAATTACGTGTTTATTACACGATTCTACAAATTTCTTGGTGTATTCTTTACTAATTAATCCAAAAACTTTTTCAATTTTGTCGGTTGTACGACTTTCAGGCGTATCAACACCCGCCAATCTTACACTTTGATTGGACAGTACTACATCGAATCCTAGGTCTATATCGATAACGATTGTATCTCCGTCTACAATGTTAGTTACTGTTGCATGATATTCGTATGGCATATTATGACAATGTTAACAAATATTTTAGTTTATGTAATTGAGCCAACATTTCGTCTCGGATATTAAACAAATCTGTATCAGTTTCTTCTAAAGACTTAGTCAATTCATTTATCAAATAATCAATATATTTGTCCACGAAATCTGACGCGGAGATATCTTTGTAATTAGACAATTCAATTTTAAAGCCATCTTTACTTTCAATTCTTCCATATTTACCCATAAACACTTCGACAAACTCGTCGATCAATTCTGAGAATTCATTATAGGCACCGCCGAGAGCTTGATGTTCAGCATAACTTTTAGTTTGCCAGTGATGTATTTTTAACTGGTTGTGTAAAGTAAGTAAGTTTGTTACTATCATAATAGATATAAATATCATATTCAGAATAAAATAACCAAAACAAAAATAAATCGATTATTTATATTTAATGAAAGCAGTTATATATTTTGTCTTTAAAGACACCGAGGATAATTACATAGAAGATATTCAAAAACAACTAACTTATGATGTTAATCAATTTATTATTACCGACGTGACTAATCCAAACAAATCAATTTATAATAAAATTGAAAATATTTTTTATTTCAAAGATATGACATCGTGTTTAAACAATTTGACATCTGTATTGACTTATCTTGAAATCTTTAATTACAAAGAAATAATGTTATTGAATCCAAATAAATCTTACGACGCGTCCCAATTGGTATATAAAGATATATTAACTGTTAAAGAAGAGTTCGCCGTTATAAATAAAATTTTGTGAAGCATCGAACGTTTTAACAACTTTATTATTTATTACAACCTTTGTATTGCCAATTAAATGTGGGTCTATATGATTATAATACCAACATCCTGGGTAAATGGTGATGTCTACGAAACAAGCGTCTCCCACGTATAATTTTAAATTCACAGGTTCAGCCAACAAAACAGTTGAGTAATAAAAAACAGGTTTATGACTGGTTATATCATATATGAAATTACATCTAGCATCGTCAATTAAATTTGTATAAGAATATACTTGATTGAGAGACGAATATTTAAATATATCGTGTAGACTTGCAGTTTCTTCTAATATCTTACAGTTCTCAGATTTGTACTTAGTAACCAATTTAGTAAAAACAGTTTCAAAAAATTGACCGTAAATATTAACATCATTATTTTTATATTCATACTCAGTATAAGCAGCATTTTTTATAATATCAAACATTGTGTTTACTTTGCCAATATTGAAATAAGTTGCATACACCTGTTCGTTAGATGTTAACAATCTGTTAAAACAAAAAGTAATTAAATCATATTCTTTTAATTTGTCGATGTAATTTCTTACATTGCAAAGATCGTGATCATGTATAAAGTGATCATCTTCAATGTAAAAATAATTTTCATATCCAAGACATTTAGCATAACTTACTAAAGAACGATAATTGCGAAGCAACGATGGAAAATGTGTATCGTGATAAAACATTACTTTATGATTTGAATTTGTATCATACATAAAATAACCACCGCCTGATGATTTATAATAATC